ATAAATGCGAGTGTGCTGGAATAGGCAGACAGGCACGTTTGAGGGGCGTGTGTTTCACGACGTACGGGTTCAAGTCCCGTCACTCGCACCATAACTGGACACCAGTTTTGATACAATGAGTATCGAAGCAGGTGTCCAGTTTCTTTTTGAAAAAGTTCCTATTTGCATGGGTTTTCATATACCTTTTAACGAAAGCAGGCTCTACGGTAATCGAGGAATAGTCACCGTAGAGCCTTTTTGCATTTTGGCGTATGAACTTTTTAATTAAAGGTCTGGAGGGTGTGCATTTTTTAATTATTCCTCAAGACCGCAAAACCCATGCACCCAGAAATGCGTGCGATCTTGCGGTCTTACGTTATTCCCCGACTCTGATTTCGGTACCGTTTTCGAAAACAAAGGTGATTTCGCCGTTCCTGTGGACGATGGCCTTTTCAATCATTACCGTCCAAATGGTGTCGTTCCAGTCGTCCATCACCTCTGGCTGTTTCTTGAGGGTGCGAATATAAAGCGCCATCTTTTTGTCCTGCTGACTGCGGGCGGTGCGTAGACTCTGCAACCTTTCCAGTTCCGCAGCCGCTTTCTCGTACCGTTCGGTGAGAGCTTCGTACTTTTTGCGGTAGGCTTCCTGGGACTGGGCCGTGGACGCGTTTTCCTTGACTGCCGTCCTGACCAGTTCGGCAACCACCTGGGTCTCTTCAAACTGCCGTTCAATGTCGGCATCCAGTGCTCCGAAGTCCATCAGCTTCTGCCGCCATGCTTCAATTTCCTTTATAATCTGCACTCGATCCTGCATCATCAGATTGTAGGCTTTGATAAAAAGTCGCTGTATGGTTTCTGTGTCCAATGCAGGGGTGTGGCAGTGTTCCTCACTAGCGAATTTACCGTTGCATTGCCAAATGATGCGGCGGTACTGGTCGGTGGAATGCCAGACCTTGGGACCAAAGAAGGCACCGCAGTCCTCGCAGACCAGTTTAGCAGATAGAACGCTTTTACCGCTGTAGGCTTTTCCCAGGGTCTTGCGTCTGGCAAACTCTGCCTGCACCTGCTCCCATTCGTCCGACTCGATGATGGCGGGGTGGCTGCCCGTCACATAATACTGCGGGACTTCACCCTCGTTGGGCTTCATTTTCTTTTCCAGAAAGTCCACCGTGAACTTTTTCTGGAGCAGCGCATCACCCTTGTATTTTTCGTTCTGAAGGATACTGGTGACCGTAGTCTTGCTCCATTTTGCTTTGCCTCCCGGTGACGGGATGCCCAACTCTTCCATGTACTTGCAAATGCCTGCCTGGGTCTTGCCCTCAAGGAAAAGACCGTAAATCAACTTCACAACCCTGGCTTCACTTTCGACAACCGCAGGCCGTCCGTCCTCGCCCTTTTCATAACCGAGGAAACGTTTGTACGGCAGATGCACTTTGCCATCGGAGAAGCTCTTGCGCTGTCCCCAGGTGATGTTTTCGGAAATGCTGCGGCTTTCTTCCTGGGCCAGAGAGGACATAATAGTGATGAGCAGTTCGCCCTTGCCATCAAAGGTGTAGATGCCCTCTTTTTCAAAGTAGCACTCCACGCCGTTCTCTTTCAGCTTTCGGATGGTGACCAGGCTGTCAACCGTGTTGCGGGCAAACCGACTGACTGATTTTGTTACGATGAGGTCAATTTTGCCGTCCAAGGCATCGGTTATCATTTCTTTGAACCCCTCACGGCGCTTGGTGTTAGTGCCGGAAATGCCCTCGTCCGTATAGACTTTTACGAACTCCCATTCCGGCTTGGACTGTATGAATTTGGTGTAGTAATCAACCTGGGCTTCATAACTGGTGAACTGCTCATCGCTGTCCGTGGAAACACGGGCGTATCCAGCGACACGTCTTTTCCGTGCTGCCACCGAAGGCAGATGCGTCAGTGGGTTTATGGTTGCAGGTATCATTGTAACTTTAGGCATTCTGGTTCCTCCTTTCCAGGGCTTTTTGACGGGCAACAGCTTTCATCTCGACCGTCCAACTTTGACTGCGTGAGCGGTCTTTCCATTTTCGTGTGACTTCCGAGCCGTCAAAGAAGTGAAAAATCAGCACATTCCCGTTGCAGACCAGGATGCTCTTTATGAGCCTGCGGAGTAATTCCTCTGAAAAATCCACCTGCCCAAGCACTTCTGCGGTCACTGCTTGCAAGGTTTCTTCGGGGATCTGCTTGGAAGCACAGGCGGCTTTGCCTATCGAATTGAATGTACCGCAAACCAAGACGGAACCCGTTTTCGTGACCTTGCGCCGATAGTTCTTTCCGCAGCCGTCACAGACCAGAAGGCTTGTGAAAGGGTACGCTTTCTTGGACGCAGGCTTCTTCAAGAACCGAGCCGCCCGTCGGGTTTTCTCTGCTTGCACCGCTTGGAAGGTCTCCATGTCAATGATGGCATCGTGGGCGTTCTCTGCGTGGTACTTGGGCAGTTCACCGTTATTGATGATGGTTTTCTTGGTGATGTGGTTCTCACGGAAGGTTTTCTGTAAAATCAGATTTCCCGTATAGGTGTAGTTGCTGAGTATCTTTGAAATTACGGACTGACCCCATTGTTTACCGAAGCGTGACGGGATGCCGTCCTCATTCAGTCTCTTGGCAATGGTAAGGTAGCCATCGCCGGAAAGGTACTCATCATAAATGCGGTGGACAATGTCTGCTTCCTCTGGAATGATCTCGTACCGACCGCTTTTCAGTCGGTATCCGAGCATAGCCCCGTTCCAGGGCATCCCTTCCTCGAAGTTCCGCTTGATGCGCCATTTCTGGTTCTCACTGGCGGATCGGCTTTCTTCCTGTGCGTAGGATGCCAGGATAGTCATCATCAGTTCGCCATCACCGCTCATAGTGTAGATATTCTGTTCCTCAAAGAAAATGTCCACCCCCCAGGCTTTGAAGTCACGGACGGTCTGCAGCAATGTGACCGTGTTTCGTGCAAAGCGGGAGATGGACTTTGTAATCACCATATCGATTTTTCCGGCACGGCAGTCAGCGATAAGTCTCTGAAAATCTGCTCTGGATTCCTTTGTGCCGGTCTTGGCTTCATCAGCATACACGCCGACATAGAGCCAGTCATCGTGATTCTGGATGAGGTCGCTATAGTAGCTGACCTGTGCGGATAGCGAGTGGAGCATGGCATCCTTGCCGCTCGACACACGGGCGTAGGCTGCAACTCGCTTTTTCTGCTCCAGTTTCGGTGGTTTTGGTACAATGGTTATTGCTCTTGGCATTTTGTCACCTCCTCGTAGTGTGACATATTACCTCTGAAACCACTATATATCAAGTCAATCCCGCGATATAAACTACACGAAGATATTCCAAATTTCTCGCCCTGCATTGTATCAATTATGGCGTAATCATCTGGGGTTAAAATCCCCATCGACAGCATCCTTTTCGCCTGGAGCATAGATGCTAGGTAGCGTTCCAGTCTGGCACGGTAATCATCAGTCACGGGCATCACGCTCCTCTCCGAAACGGTCGGAAATGTAGCAGTTGTGACTGCAATATTTACGCTCTTTATTTCCGTATGCGGTGAAAGGCTTACCGCAGTGGGCGCAGGTGTAGGCATAAACAGCTTTCCGATCCACGCAGTCTGGGTGGCTGTTCCACCAGGCAGTCCGGCAGGCATCCGAACAGAACTTCCGAGGTTTCTGTCTGGGGATGATTTTTATCAGCTTCCCGCAGTGCTTGCAGGCAATCGTGTTCTTTGCCGCATCACCCAGACCGTTGCGGCGGCAGAATGATCGTACTGTATTATCTGAAATACCGAGCATTTCACCGATTTTTACATAACCGATGCCCTGTAAACGCAAGGTTTTGATTTGTTCTTTCTGCAAATCCGTCATAGTGGGGTCCTCCAATCTGAGGGGCTTCCTCACTACCCACTGGAGGTGAATTTGCCGTTTGGCCGAAAAACAACACGGATTTTTGAGCAAAAAAATAAAGCCCACCGCTCCGAAAAGGAACGGCGGGCTGTGTGCTTAGTTGGGAATCTTCAGCTTCATACCGCTGTAGATGACATTGGATTTCAGACCGTTGAGCATCACGATCTCGGTGTAGCGGTTTCCCTTGCCGAGATATTTTTGAGCGATTGCCCAGAGGGTATCGCCGTGGACAACGGTATGTACACGATAGGTTTCGGCAGGCTTTGCGGATACGAGCGAAAGATCGGACACCCTCACCGGGGACATGATGGCGTTCTTTCCGTCCTCGCTCTTGTTGATGACAACACGGTCGCCAGACACGCTGTGAACGATCCAGTTCTTTGCCTTGACCCAGGACGGGATTGTCTGACCGCCGTAATATTTCGCTCCCGTAATCTTCACAAGGTCGCCTGCCTTGACGGCAGAGACTGCGGGCTTTGCGGATTCAGCGGTTTTGGTATCACCGCCCAGCACCGCTGTAACCTTGGAAGCAAGGTCACCGAGCCTGGCATAGAGCCAGTTGCCAGGGCAGGATTTATTAGCGAACCAGCGATGGACGGTGAGGATCATCTCATCGGCTTTCGGAGAGTAGTTCAGCGTTTTGTCCTTATCCCCAAGCCAGAGCAGCTTTTTCTTGCCGTTGCGCTTACAGATGTCTGTGCAGAGCTTGATGAGCGTTTCATAGACCTTACTGTTCATCGCATACGGCTCTGTGGTGTCGCTGGCACATTCAATCGTAATCGCCCTCTGGTCGTTGGCGTTAGAGGAAGAACACCAGGAGCGGTTCTTTTCCTCCACATACATAGCGACTCTGCCGTCTGTGCCGATGCCGTAGTTAGAGCTTGCCTGACGGGATGTGGGATAAAAAATATTGCCCAGTGTTTCCACCGAGCACTGACCCACCACGCAGTGGGGTGTGATGCGGTCGATTGCATGGGTTCTCTGCCCGGAGTGGTTCGGACTGAGCTTGGTGTAGACCACCATGGAACTGTTTGTGTAAGCCATATTATTCGTCCTCCTTTTCGCTGCGGTCGTGAAGCTGTTCCAGAACGGATTTCAGCTTCTTGGGGATAGGCAGCCCAAGGTAGGCTGCGTTTTCGAGGAGCGAGATGCCCTCGTTGGAAAGGTAGAAGAAAATGACGGCGGTACGCAGTACCGAGCCTGCGCCGATGACACGGGTGTCAAGAATGTGTCCCACGCCGACAAGGGCAAAAATGAGCACCTTCTTAAAAATGCCCTTGAAGCCCACGGTGCTGGACAGCTTCTTGTCCACCACAGCACACATAATGCCAGTGATGTAGTCAATGACTACAAAGGCAACAAGCGCAAAAAGCAAGCCGTCACATCCTCCCAAGAACCATCCGAGCCAGCCGCCGATTCCGGCGAAAATAAGCTGAATGGTCGTCCATAATTCTTTCATTGTGTTTGTCCTCCTTAAAATTTGATATGAAAAAAGCACCTCTTTCGAGATGCCGCTTTCCTTAATTGAGCCATGCCGGTCGCTCCGGCACAGCGAGGGTTTGCGTAACATTGAGCCACGCAGCATACCAGGTTTTGAGTTCCTCCGTTTGCTCTGATGACAATGTGCCGTACCAAAGCTCACCTCGGTTGATAACCGAAAAGCACTCCTTTTCACGAAGCGTACGGAACTCTGCCTTTTTAGCTTCTGTGGATACGGATTCATCCTGCGCCGCATCAAAGGACAGTTTATTGCCGCTTATCCTGTAGGAAGAGAAATGTTCGGTGAAATGCGTAAGATTCGTGGGATCTTGGACCTCAATGCCACCGTCCAAAACTCCGATCAGCGCAAAGCTGGTGACAAAGCCGGAAGGGTCAGTCAGAACTATCATAGAGCCTCCTTTAGTTGACGCCGTAGATGGCGAGTATCTGCCCGGAACTGCTCCTGTTTTTATATTGAACAGTCAGGGTTGTGCCTGAATAAGAGAGATTGAAACTGTAATAATTGGTTTCGTCTGCGAACTGGTAATGAACAGCTGACGTTGTAATCACCCCGGCAGGAAGTGTGATCGCACAGCGGGACGAGGATGAGGTCGGCTGCCCCACAATGATGTAGGCTTTGTAGCTGCCGTAGTTGACTGTTGTACTGCCCGTTGTAAGCGTTCCGCTGAAGAGCGCTGTGCAGGCAATGCCCAGACCGCTTCTTGCTCCCGCAGCGGTTGTGCTGCCCGTGCCGCCTTTGCTGACGGGAATCGTAGCACCGCCCGAATGATAGACTGTGTACCGAGTGCCTGGGTGAGTTGCAGACGCCTGGTTCGGTGCAAAATACAATACGCCTGCGTAAGCATACAGCCTATCCCATGTATCAGTGCCTCGGTAGAAGTTGATGCCTTCTCCGGCTGAATCCGCTGCATCTTGAAAGTATAATCCGTTAGCACCGACAATATCGGAGTTGTTCATGTTGATGCCATGCGCCGAACTGGTATAATACTGATTTGCCCCAATATTTACGATCTTTGGGCTTATCGTTTCCGAATTGATAAGCATGGCGATTGCTCCGGCAATGGTTGTCGCACCTGTACCACCCTTGCTGACAGGCAGAGTGCCGGATACATTTGACACTGGCAGCGTGCCGCTCAAAGAGACAGCCGCAACCGAACCGGCAGTCATTTGGCCGGACACCTTAACATCCCCCACCACATCGAGGGCGGCTTCGGGCGTCGGGGTATTGATGCCTACCTTCATCTTCCGGAGCGCCACCAAGGGCGTACCCTGCGGAATAACGAAATAAAGGTCCAGTGAGCTTGCCGAGTAAAGTCTGTCCTGTATCTGCAGATGGAAGTCATAGGATGCGCCTGCATCCAGATTGCAGAGTTCCAGATTGGAAAAACTGAAAGAAGTGCCACTGCGGGTAGTCGAGGATAGAATGCTGTAGTAACCGCTATAAGAGGTTTCGCTTGTCAGCTTGTACCGATACCGCACATACTGAACGCTGTTTTTCTGCGTCCCGTCCACGGAAATGGCGGAGATGGTGCCGTTGAACTTTAACTGCATTTCCGCTTCTATCTCATTGGTACGACGCAGAGTGACCGAGGACAGCTTCGGTTTTGCGTAAGCAATCACTATGATGGTTTCCGATATGCTTGCCGTATAGCCCCTCGAATCGGTGACCGTCAAAGTAACCGTTACACTGCCGGATTTCATGATCTTGCCTACAGTCATGGCAGAGCCGGTAGTGTTCGAAACAGTTAATCCGTTGCAGGTGGCCGAGTAGCTTGAAATGGATGCACCGTTTTTCGCCGCTGCTGTACCCGGCGTGACCTTCAGCGTGGAATGACTCTGAATAAACAACTGGTTATTGCCTGTAATATTCGTGGTCGTGCTGTAGCTGTCCTCATAGGTAAAGCCGGATAGAGTCGGCGCAGAATTTGCAGAGGTGGTCTGCACGGTCGCTGTCGCAGAGGATGTACTGCCGATCTGCGTAGAGCCGCTGTAAGTAGTTACAGCAAAAGTACCTGTGAAGGATTTGATGGAAGCCATCGCATTCAAAAGCGCAGTACGCTGTGCCGCCGTAAGCGTAACCGTGAGGTTTGCCGTGCCTTTCGACCAGGACAACCCAGAGATTGTCAGATAAGTGGTACTGCCGTTTTTGATCGCCAGCGTGTTAGTGTAGGATGCCTCATACACCGTGGCGTTGATGGTTATGCTCACCGTGGCATTATCTGCCGTAACAGTGCTGACGCTGTTGACCACAGCACCACCCAGGGTTTTGACCGTTGCGCTGCCGGAAGTTCCGTAGACCTGGTTGGATTTTTTCCTTGCCCGCACCTTTACCGTATAGCTGGTGTTTGGGGACAGCGAAGAAAGGGTTACTGATGCGCTTGTGCCTGCGGTCGTGGAGAACTGCACCCAGCTTGATCCGTTATTCGTGCTATACTGCCAGATGTCGGCCGTCGCAGAAGATGAAGCGGAAATTGTAAAGCCATTCGCAGTAATGCCGCTTGTGGAAAAGGAAACGGTCGGCGCGGTTCGGTCGATGTTTGTCAGCGTCATGCTGCCGCCGTATTCCTGCGGACCGTAGACATAGACACGGGTGGAAAATCCCACCGTGATTGATTTTGTTCCATCAGTGTTATGCGCTACCGTAATACTTCCGCTTGTGGAGCCTTTTGCCGCCGGGAATACCCGGTCATCCCAATCGGTTCTCGCCTTGTAGTAGACCTGTGTCCCGTTAATGGTAACGGTCGTGGCATCTACCGTGTAGTAATTGGCTGAGCCGCCTGCGGAGGTCAGCGTCCAGTTCAGGGTTGACGTATTGGCAGCAACATTCACTGTTTCCGTGATGGTAAGCTGCAGATAGCGGCCTTCATAGGAGCCGCTCGTCCATGTTGCCATTTGGCTATCCCTCCTTTAATCGAGAATAACGATGTTCAGCCCTTCGGAAGCTGTAGGCATCGGTACAAATTTAGTTCTGCCTACGGTCAGTTCACCGTCCACCGTGGTCTTTTTGGTCTGTGTTTCGTCTTTATTCAGCGTAAAAATGACCTCGTCATTGTAATAGCCCGCAAACTCCGTGTTGGTGATGACCGTCCGCTGTGACGATGCACTGTTGGAAACCTCAATGCCGCGCTTGTCGATCTTGACCTCGCTGGTATAGATTTCATTGGGTGCAGGCGTCCACTTTCGCGGCATTGATCCTTCGGTCAGCATGATGTCCGAGATGTACAGCGAAGCCATACGGGAATAGGCATATATCTGAATGGTGGAATCGGAGATTTCGGGAATATTGATGACATAGTCAGTCCAGCCGAAAGATCCTGTGGTGTTGAAAGCATACAGATACTTGCCGCCGTTGTACTTTACACGGAAATAGCCCGAATAGGACGAGTAGGTCTTTTTTGCACGCAGGGTCAGAATGTAACTTCTGCCCGTTACAAGCCCCGTAATGTTCTGATAAAGCGAAGAAGTCGCACCAAGCACAAAAGCGGAATCGGATGCCGTGTTGCTCTGCACATCCGTGGAAGTGTCGGTCGTGACCGTTCCGCTGTATGTCCAGTCGTCCGTCATGCCGTTCAGTCCTGCGGAGTTCTGGACGAAGTTCATACCGCCGATATACTGTTCCTCAAAGGTGAGTGACAATCCCTCCACCGTCTGCTGAAGCTGTGACAGCTTGCTTTCGGCTTCCAGCACCCGTTCCTCTACCACGCCTTGGTCATTGGATATGGTTTCCACAGTTTCCGTGAGCGAGGAAACATAGCTGTTCAGCCCATCGGCGGTGTTTTGAAATTCAGCAATGCGGGTGGTATTGGTGGAAACGGCAGTACGCAGGGTTTCCAGATCGTTTTCCGCTACCCACGCACTGCCGTTCCATACCTTTGTCTGCGGCGGCACAAACGAGGTGTCCACCCATAATTGACCGAAGTAGGGGTCAGCGGGCGGCTCGTTTGCCGTAACTACATCACAGATGTTTAAAATGGTGAATTGAGCAATTGCCCGCATGACCCCACCTCCTCACAGCGTAACGACTACCATGAAGGTCGCCTTGGTATCAACATCCGCTGTTCCGACCGCCAGCGTTTTGCCGGTCTTACTTCCGTTCGTACCCCAGGCGGTGTCGATTGAACCGTCCTTGTCATACTTCGTCCAGGTGTAGGTGCCTTGTCCTGCGGAGTCGATTTCCGTTCCCGCCTGATAGCAGACAGCAGTCAATGTGGTAGAGCCTTGACCGTTCTTAAACACATCCCCGCCCGTGGAGGTAATTACCACTTGAATGGGATCGGAGTTGTCAATGAAGGTGGCTACATCATAAAACTTGGAGTTGTAGGTGTTGGAGGCAGAATCGGTGTCTTTTGCCATGCACTTGACCACAGCGTAGCTGTCTACCGATGCGGCGTAAACGGTAAGTGTGGCAGTTGCCGTTCCGCTGAATTTGCCCGATGCGTCAGTCAGCTTCTTCCAGCCCACTCCAAAATCGGCGTCATATCCTGCGGAGGAGGATGCCGTTACAGACGGATCCATCATTGCCCACTTGTAGGTGACATTGGTGGTATCTACGCTTGAACCTCTCCAAAGCTCCGCCTTTGCAGTAAGGGTAGACACCTCTGCATTCTTGAATACATTACCGCTCGGCGTGGTGACAAGCAGGTCTACGATACCACCGCCGTTGACTACCCTCGAAAAACTGATCGTCAGCGGATGGGTGATGGAAAGTCCCGTGGACGGGTCTTTATAGGTGATAACGCAGCGGTAGTCGATGCCGGGCAGCCCCGCCATCACATTGGCCTTGACGGTGAGAATATGGCTTTTCGTACCGCTCAAAGCATAGTTGCCGGATGAAGTGATAGCGGTCGTAGAACTGCCCACATACCACTTCACCGATGTGACCTCGGTGGATGTGATCTTGTCGGCGGTAGTGCCGATGACATACAGACTGGGAGTCAGAACCAGATTGGTGGACGCCCAGCTTGGGGTGTAGGTGTTGTTGTCGGGGTTAAACATCTGTGTTTTTGCGAGATTTGACCCAATGTACCCCGTAAGTGTCAGGGCGTCATTGTAGTCGATAATGGTAAATTGGCCTTGTGCTTTGCTCATGTGAGTTCCTCCTTGATTGTTTGAAGTTTCAGGTGTTCCAGTATCGGTAGTTGGTTCATTTGCCATGTAAAGTCCTCCTAAAGTAAACTCTGCCTGGTTGCGGTATCGATGAGGTCGCAGAAAAAGGTGGCTCGCACATTTACATCCTCTGTGGTGATATAAATCTTCTTTGCGCCGCCGTAGTGAGCGGCATTCCACAGCTTGTCGGAATCGGCGTCCTCAGAAACACGAGTCCAGACAAATTGGTTAGGGTCAAGACTGTCCGTGATGTTTTCATCCCAGGAGTAGACCTCTGCCGACAGTGTGGTGGCGATATTGCCGTTTTTGAAGATGTTCCCGTTGGATGAGGTGATCACCAGGCGGTACATCTTCTGCTCCTCAATTTCGGTGACGCGGTCGCTGACTTCGGTCACCTCTTTGCTGGTGGCATAGGCTCGAAGTACGACTTCTCCCGTTTCCAAATCCCAATAGGACGAGCCGTCCTGAGATTGGATCACGCCTGCCTTGATGATGTTTGCCACCAGTGATCCGGAGGTGATGAAGTCCGCCACAATCTGACCGTCAGCGGTGATGGCTGTCTCGTAGGGACCGTTATAGCCGTTATGGGAAAAGCCGAGTCCGCCCACATTCCAACGCCAGACATTGACGGCGTCGTTGATGTTCGGCGCGTCCAGTATCAGCAGTTCGTAAGGCTGACCGTTTTCATCGCCGTGCAGCACCACATAACCGCCGCTCTGCCCGGTAATGAGTGAAGTCGCATTGCCGATGGCTGTCTGCAGGAGTTTCGGAAACCGTCCCACGGTAGTCTGCACCTTGCTGACGGAGTTCTGCACTTCGGAGATCGTGGTGATCATACAGGACTTTTCACTGTCCAGAGTAATGCTCGTGTATCGCTCCGCAAGACAGTCATAGACCGTCTGAACGACCATAGCGGATACACTTACTCCAAGCGCCGAGTGACGGATGGTGACGGTATCGCAAAGGCTGACACGCTCCAAAAGTGACGCATATTCCGGCTGTTTCCAGAGCGGTTCAAAGGACACCTTCACCGTGGGAACAGTCGCTCCAAGGGGATTATCCCGGATATAGTAGTTTGCCGCGGCACGGAGCATTTCTTCCGTGATAGCCATACTGCCGTCAAAGCGGTCGGTGAAGTCCATAATCAGCGTTTTCTCACGCACCATTTCACTTGACACGATGGGAAGCGTTTCCTCCGGGAGTGTAACCACCGTTTCACCTTCCGCACCTTCTGCTGTGAACACGGCATAGGGCAATAGCTGTGTGTAAACGCCGCTGTTATCCTCGTCCTGCTCCAAAGCCGTGAGGTTCTTGCCGTACTCGATGACCACGCCGGTGCTCACGCCTCGGTGGGTATGGAACTTGACCGTGAAGTTGTCCCATTCATACTCTCCGTGCCATTTGGAAAGCATGGAGCCTTCCGAACCGCCGAGACAGGCACGGACGCTTTTCGGCTGTGTGACTGAAAACGGCTTTGATTCGCTGTAGTCCGTCCAGCCGGTAAAGCGGGAATCACCTGCGAGCAGCTGAGAGAGGATAAGCTGCGGTGAGCGGCTTTCCGTGGCAAATGGCATCACCGGGACATTTGCAAGGTCATAGCTGATATGCTGACCGTAAATGCTCACAATGCCATTAAGCGGTTTTGTGATGCGGTAAATGCGGAATGCCTGGGGCTTTGCCGTATCGTTGGGCTTTGCTTTGATGATGCATTCCTTGGCGATCCTGCCATAGTGCTGTCCTGTGACGGGATATTTCAAAAGGCACTCAAACAGACCGTTTCGCTCCTCGGTAACCTCGCAGGAGACGGTATCTGTCAGAGTGCCGATACCAAAAGTGGAGAAGTCGGTGGTGCCGGGGGCATAGAGTACAGGGATCATAGGCAGCACCACCTTGGGATTATCTTGATCTCCGACACACCGCCGCTTACCGTCAGCACCGTTTCACCGGGCGGCAGTTCGGGAAAGCCGTCACCTGTAACCTTGTCGTTCAGAAGCGTTGTGCCGTAATAGAAATTCATCTGTTCGCTGTCGCACACCACGCCGTCTGTAATGCCTTTGAAATTCCAGGTCTTGCTGTACCCACCGCTTTGAAGCGTCAGCGTCAGATTCCCCGTGCCCATTAGTGTAATAACCGGCTTTGCTGTGAACGCTTCCGGGTTAAAGATACCGCCGCCGTTCTCGACAGTGATTTCCTGCAAGCCCTCCAAGCTGTATTTGAAAGGCTTGCAGCTGAAGGTCACACGAAAACTGCCCAGCTTGTTAAACTGTTCCTCAATGTCCAGCGAACCGCTGATCACGCCACAGCGGAGATAACCCGTATCGTAGGAGTCGGTAATCGCATGGTATCTGTCCGGCGCGGTGTAGAGCCAGCCTTTCACCGCACGAAGCACATCCGCAAGAGCGGCAATATTCTTCCGTGCCAGGAACACCGTGTAGGTCACCTTGACATTCGCAAAGCGGCGGTTTGAAACAATGAGGTCGCCGCTCCTGCCGGGAATGGAAGTGAAACCTGCGTCGTATTCCGGTGCGGAAAACACATCCTTCTTTTCGATATGCAGACCGAACTCTTCAGAACTGCGGCCGTTATAGGTAAAATAACTCATGCAAATACCACTCCTTTCCGCATGGCGAACTGGTTCGCCGTCTCCATGACTTCATTTGTAAGCTGGCGGATATCCTCCGAGGAGTAGTTATTGAAGTTAGTGATGTTGAGAGCGATGGAAAAACCACCGAAACCGGATGTGCCGCCCAAAGAAGAACGGACATTGCCTGTCAAATCAAAATCGGTGGGCAGAGTTGTCTGCATATCGTGAGCAAGGTCGTTCATGACCCCGTCAATATCTGCCGCCATACCCTCTGCGGCTTTCACGGCTTCGTCGCCGTTGTCCTCAATGGAGCCGGACAGACCTTTGACAAGCATTTCACCGACCCATGCCATTTCCTTTGAGGGTGAATGGATGCCGAAGAAGCTGCAGATACCGTCCCAAATGCCGGAAATCCAGCCGGAAACTTTATCCCACAGCCAGGAAGCAAGCCCGGTAATGCCTTCCCACAAGCCTTTGACAATATTGCCGCCGATCTCAACGATCTTGCCCATGAGAGAGCCGAACGCCTTTACAATGCCCGCAATAATCTGCGGTACTGCCTTGACGATCTCCACGATGATGGTCGGGAGGTTCTCAATCAGGGCAACAAACAGATCCACGCCAGCCAGGATGATCTTATCCAGGTTGCCGAGGACAGCGTCCACCAAGCCGCTGACGATTTTGGGGATGGCGGCAACGATGGTGGTAATGATCTGCGGCAGTGCCTGAATCAGCGAAACCAGCAGTTTGATGCCCGCATCGATGATAAGCGGAATGGCTCCGATGACCGCATTGATAATGCCGTCAATGATCTTTGGGATTGCTTCTACAATAGCCGTGATGATTTCCGGCAGAGCATCTACCAAAGAGGTGAGCAGCTTGATGCCTGTTTCGATGATCTGCGGAATGCTGTCCAAAAGGAAATCCACAATGGACAAAATCACTTCCGGCAGGGCGTCAATCAGCACCGGGATGGCGTTCAGAATGCCTTCCGCAAGACCCATGATCAGTTGAAGCGCCGCATCCAGGATAAGCGGCAGGTTGTCGATCAGCGTCTGCACCATCTGCATCACGACTTCCACCATTTGCGGTATGAGCGTTGGGAGTGCCTGTGCGATGCCGATAATCAGAGAAGCAATGACCTGCATTCCTGCGTTTACAATCTGCGGCAGCAGTTCAAGCAGTACCGTTACCAGTTCCGTAATGACCTGCAGAACCACAGGCAGAAGGGTTGGAATGGCATTGATGATTCCCTCGGCAAGAGCGCGGATAATGGAAGGTGCACTCTCCAAAATGGCGGAAGCAATTAAGCTGATGAGTTCCACCGCCTGGGGGATCATCTCGGTGACCGTCTCAATAACAGAAGTCACACCGTTTGTAATTTCTTCTCCTGCCTGCTTATTCCCGGCAACCAGGTCGGAAAAACCGTCCATAATCATGGTGATGCCGGGGAGAAGCTCGCCAACCATCCGATTTTTCAGACCGCCTATGGTGCCCTGCATTTTTGTAAGGCTGTCCTCAAAGGCGGCGGAAGCGGCAACGGCCTCGTTGCTCATGATCATGCCGTAGTCCTGGGCTTCCTGCTTTAAGGCTTCAGTTTCCTCTGCGGTCATATTGAGTACCGCCGCCATATCGACAGCGGATTTACCCAGCAGGTCATTTGCCGCCTTGGTTCGAGCCGCACCGCTCTCCATTTTCTGAAGTGCGGATATCACCACAGAAAGCTGTTCATCCTGGCTTTTTCCGTTCAGGTCATCGATAGAAAGGCCGACTGCCGACAGCTTTTGCGCCGCAGAATCAGAACCGCTCGCGGCATCTGTGATTACACCGGACAGCTTTTTCATGCCGCTTTGCAGATTGTTTACATCCGTTCCGCAACGCTGGAACACATAATCCCATTCCTGATAGGACTCGGCGCTGATGCCGATCTTCTGGGAGGTCTTGTCTATGGCGTCCCCGGTTTCGGCTACCTCGTTTGCCATATCGTACAGCTTTTTGCCTGCAGCGACAGCGGCGGTGCCGATAGCGGCCATAGTGACTGCCAGCACCTTGCCCACGGATTTCAGAACAGAGCCGAATTTCTCAAACCTTCCTCCGGCTTCATCACTTTGCTTGCCGGTTTCCTCCACTTCATCGCCCAGCCCGTCTGCAGCCTTTTCCGCATCGACCATTTCTTCGGACATGGCGTCAATGGCTTTTTCGTTATCCGAAACCTCTCGCTCCATGTTGTTGAGAGCGGCTTCGGCATTGTTCAGCTGTATCTGCCACGCCTGGGTGCGCTTATCGTTTTCCCCAAAGGAAGAAGCGGCGTTTTCCAGAGCCGAGCGGAGGGTATCAATTTTTTGCTTCTGTGCTTCGATCTCTTTGTTCAGCACTTGGTTTCGTGCCGTCAGAGCGTTCACCGAGGTATCGTTTTTGCCGAACTGGGATTCTACCAGCTTCATTTCCGAGCCGAGAATCTTAAAGGACGAGTTGATGTCAGACAGCGCCTTCTTGAATTCCTTTTCGCCTTCCAGCCCGATTTTCAGTCCGAAGTTATCTGCCATTCACACCACCGTCCTTTCGTCAGATTCCATCTGGAATAATGTCATCAATGAATCGCTCCCGCTTGGGAACTGCCTGCCCGTTATACTGCTTGTGGCATTCCCAAAGGTCGAGGAGCAAGCCAAACGGCATCAGCCAGGTTTCATCCCACGAAAGATGAAGCTGGGCGATGCCGTAATAGAAAAGCCGGGTAAACAGTTCCTCGTCTGTTACCCGACTTGCGCGTTTTTTGGGTCATTCTCGCTTTCAATATTGCGCTTCGTACCCTTATACAAAGCCTCCATAATAGCGGATTTATACTCCGCAAGATCGGACGGAACAGTGAGAAGCTCCACTTCTTCCTCGGTGAGCAGAGGCTTGGGATTATCCCTGTTCTTGATGTTGAAAATGAGAATGGATTGATTGGCGAGCAAGGCAATCAGCCACACGATCTCACCGATTGCCATTTCAAAGTTCTCGGATTTCATCAGCTTATCTCCGAGGTTTTCAAGACCGCCGTAGCGTCCGGCGATTTCCTTCGTCGCCTTCGTGGTGAGGACAAGAGTGTATTCCTCACCGCCGATATTGATAACTGCGCTGCGTTCCTTATCCATTACTTGCTGCCTCCCGATGCGGCTGCTGTTTTTACAGGCTCATACACCTGCTTGTACCAATCCGTAATGACCGAAGCCGTGACCCCGGTATCTCCCTCGGTGACCTCCGCTTTCCACGGATGCTTGCCGAATGCGTCCGCCTTGTTGCGGCGCATAATCGTGCCTTCGATGGTGGGCGTGGAAAAGGTGATGCTGTCGCCCTTGGTGGCGAGATTGGTAGCGGGAATACCGAACTTGACTCTATAGAGCCAATAGTAACGGTATTTACCATTTGATTTCTTGGCACGAAATCCCACCGCCACGGGATCGCCGCCGTCCTCGGATGCGGAAACCACCACCTTGTTTGCGTCAATGGTAGCGCCTGTAAGATCGGAAGCCACCGTATTGCCAATGTCATCGACACCCAATGAGAGCGTACCGCTCTTGAACTCCTTGACGATCTCTGCCGCGCCGTCATCGGCGTACAGCGTTGCTTCGTTCAGTTCCACCGACAAATCGGCGGTCATTGCTTTGGCAAGCTGAGAAGGGGTGCCGTAGGTTTCTTCGCCGTTTTCATCTTCGGTGATCTTGGCATAGTAAAGTTTATCCAGACCGATTGTTGCCATAGATTTTATTCCTCCGTTTCGTATTCATAGTGCTTGGCTGTGTCCACATTGTAGTGGTGATAGCCCGTTTCGGTTTCATAACCGATGTATTGCCGTGCGGTGACGGTGAAATCTGCACTCAGCAGTTTCCGAACCACCGCATTTTTCAGTTTGGTATAGCTGCCCTTGGTGTAAATGGAAATGCGCACTTCCTGTACATCCACAAGAGGTGCGTTATCTCCGTGAAGCGCAAAGCTGTCCGTCAAGGGAACAAGCACCAGGTATTCATCCAGGGCTTTTTCTGAAAAGACGCCCGTCTCGATGGGTGCAGGCAGACTGCCCAGCACGATTTGAAGTTCTTCTAAAATGCTCACAGCTTTCCGACCTCCTCATCAAATGTCCGTTTCATCGCTTCCTCGCAGGCAGATTTGGATGCGCTTTTGGCAGGCTTCAAAAAAGGCTTTGCCCTCTGACCGTGCCTGCCATATTCGATGATGTTGGCAATTTTTGCGTTGCTATCTCCATCGGAACGAGGCTCGGCAAAGCCGATCTTGATATCGTGATTGCCGTTCTTATCCACCTTTACCGGGGACAAGCCGAGAGAGCGTTCCAGTTCACCCGTGGAACGAGAGTCAAAAGCCGTTCCGCTTCCAATCACAGCGGATAGGTTGCTTTTCACCTTTGAGAGAACCACTTCGCCGCCGGCTACCAGCACCTTTTCGGAGATATCATCCGTCTTGCTTCCCAAGGTGGATAGCTTGCGGAGGAAATCCTCCGGCATCATCATCTGTGCTTTAGCCACTCGGCATCACCCTCTTTGCAAGCACCTCCGTGTACATTCCTTTGCCTTTGACATCCTCCACGGAGGTAATGTCGAAGCGGTCACCGTCACATAAGATGAAGCAGTCGGTCGTGACAGTTACACCTGGAATGGTACGAAAGCGGAACAGATCTGTTGCTTCTGAAAAGACCGCAAGGTTTGCCCACCGCCGGGAGCCGTGCCGACCTTCCCGGTATACACGAATATTGGCAAGTACAACATCCTCAGAGTGGGTAAATCCCTCGCTGTCTTTTATTCTTTCTGTGCGGATGATCTCCGCAAAGCCGTTCATTTTACCGAAACTCATACTTTCCACCTCCGATCTAAGCGTAGGAGCAGATTGACTGTGTTCCAGGTCTGCTGTGCCGCCCCTGTGCTGTCAACGAAAAAGCCGCCTGTCGAGCCATCCCTTGATTCATAGAAATGGCTCGACAGCATAATAACGGCCTGTTCGGTCGTAGGCGGCATAGGATTCTCGGAGTAGTAGCCCTCCGGGATATGCTGATAGCTTTCCGCATAAGAAACAGCGGCGGTGATGTAGCCCTTCAGAAGCGCATCATCCGCCGAATGTTCCAAGATTAAATTTGCCTTGACCTTATCAAGAAGAGTGTCCATCTACCGCCGCTCCTTTCGATTAATTGGTGGATGAAGCAGTACCCTTCATCTGAAGCACCTTGACAGCTTCGGGGAGGATCAGCTTGCCGTCCAGTCTCTTGGATGCAATGAAACCGATCTGTCCGCTTTCTGCAAAACGCTCGTTCAGACGCTTGAAGGTAATGCCCGCACGGTCGCCAATCCAGTAGAAATTGAAATCACCAAATGCCACGGTTTTCTTTCCGGCGGCAATTTCGGGAACAAAGGGAGAGGTATACAGACGCTTGCCGAGCAAGGTGTCAAAACCGCCCTCGTGAAGCGCAGGCTGCCAGAGATACTGCCCATTGGAATCCTTGAGCTTGCGGATGACTTTCATGGAAGAGTCGTTCAAAAGCCATACGGCATTCTTGCGGTATGCGCTGTTCAGAGAATAGAAAAGGTCGATGAGTTCATCGGATGTGATCGCCGTGCCGGCCGCCGTTGTAACGCCGAGTTCAGCGCCGCCCGTAGTATGGAAGATACCCGTGGGCTTTCCGGTTCCGTTACCGGTGATAAATGCCTCTTCCTCTTTGCTGCCGATGCGGCGGGCAAACTCTGTGCGGAAGTACCCCTCAAGGTCGAAAGCAGAATCGTTCAGAAGCTCCTCGGATACCTTGATCATGGTTGCGACCTTGTGCGCGCCGATAAGCTGCTGACCGAAAACGTCGTCGCTTTCGGGAATTGCGCCTTCCTCATCCACCCAGGATGCCGTACCCTTGGTGGAAACTACGGGAATCTTATGGTTGCCGGAAGAGGTGGTAAAGGTGTGCGCAAGGCTTCTCACCACATTTTCGCTTTCCAATGCCGTGATGAGGGTGTTTTCAAACTCATCGGGAACGAGATATCCGCCCTCGGAGTCTGTGCCAACCTGGAGGGCATTGCGGACTTCATAGGTGTCACGCTTTCTTGCGTGGTTCCAGAAGGCGTCCTTGTAAGCATCGGAAGCTCTGCCTGTTTTGGAGTCCACCTTGGTGGCTTCGGGCTTCTGCGTAATGGGAGTGCTGACAGGAGTGTTCATCTCACGCTCAAAGCCGTCAAGGCGCTCCTGGCGTTCGATCTCGTGACCGAGGTCAACGATCTCCTGTTCCATTTTTTCGTAGGTTGCGGTATCCTCCGCAGAGAGGACGCCGTTTTTGCGGTGGGAGTCGAGAAACGCTTTCGTCTGCTCCCAGGTCTTTGCACGCTGTGCGCGCAGTTCGTTGATTTTACTCATGGTAAAGTTCCTCCTTAAGGTTTAATAAGATTCAGTCTCTTTTCGAGATCGGAAACGGGTGTGCCAGCCGCTTTCTCAGGCTTGTGGCCTTTCACCTTGGAAAGCAGCGAATTGGTGACGGCACGGCGACTGAAGGTAAAGCTGTTTTCAGCAGAAGCAGAACCTTCCTCGGATTTGAACAGAAGGTCGTCGGCAAAGCCGAGCTCGATTGCTTTGTTTGCGTTCATCCAGGTTTCCGCATCCATCAGATGGGACAGCTTGGCACGGGACAGCCCTGTTTTGATTTCGTAAGCATTGATGATGCTTTCCTTGACTTCAGTAAGCATATCAATGGCTTTTTGCATCTCTTCGCTGTCACCGATGGCAATGGTGAGAGGATTGTGGATCATCATAAGTGCTGTGGGCGACATGAGAACCTTCGTACCTGCCATGGCAATGACGGATGCGGCTGACGCTACGATACCGTCGATTTTGATGGTGACATTGCCTTTGTAATCCATCAGCATATTGTAAATTTGGGCGGCAGCCACACAGTCGCCGCCGGGTGAATTGATCCAAACAACAATGTCACCCTGTCCGGCGTTCAGATCGCTTTTGAACGCTTTCGGGGTTACATCATCATCGAACCAACTCTCATCGGCAATGGAGCCGCACAGATACAGGGTGCGGGAACCATCGTCGTTTTCGGTAAAGTTCCAAAACTTATTCACTTGTGTTTTCTTCCTCCTTATCGGAATTTGTTGTGTTTGCAAAAGCACCCGCATTTTTCATCGGGAGCATATTGCCGTTGATGAGATAAAGATCGCCGCCGTCTTCCGCCGGGATACGGTCAAGATTTTCCAGTTCCCGGATATCGTTTGCACTCATCCATCCGTTCTGTCTTGCGGTGGCATAGCCGCTCATACGGCTGGCATAATCGCCTCGGAGCAGACCTTCCAGATTGAATTTGAAGAAGTAGTCCTTCTTCTCCGCTTCTGAAAAAAGCGTTCTGGAAAGAGTCTGTTCCCAACGGATCACCCATGGCTCAAGCGTGTATTTGACAAATTCAAGCGACTGCTGTTCGATGTTTGAGAAGCTGGATTTTTCCAGGTCGCCCACCATGTGCGGAGGCACATGGAAGATACGGGCGATCTCATTGATCTGGAATTTGCGTGTTTCAAGAAACTGCGCCTGTTCCGGGGAGATAGCAATGGGCGTGTATTTCATGCCTTCCTCAAGCACCGCCACCTTGTTGGAATTACCGCTTCCGCCGAAAGTGGATTGCCAGCTTTCCCGCACACGTTGCGGGTCTTTAATGGTGCCGGGATGTTCCAGAACACCACCGGGCGCCGCCCCGTTGGCAAAGAATTTTGCTCCATATTCCTCGCAGGCGATAGCCATGCCGATAGCATTCTTCGCCATTGCAATAGGGCTGTAGCCTACAAGACCGTCAAATCCGAGTCCGGGTACATGAAGCACCTCGGACGGGTCAAGATACACGGCCGAGCCTTTCAGAGTAGGGGCATCTTCCTGCTGAGTGGTGTAGGTATAGTAGAGCTTTCCGTTTTTATCCCGGTTTACCTCCATACGGTTCGGCATCAGCGGATAGAGGGCAATGACCTCGCCCTTGCCGTTGCGGATGATCTGTGCGTAGGCATTGCCCCACAAAAGCAGGTGCGTCATAAGTGTTTCTCTGAACACAAAAGAACTCATCTCCGGGTTCGGTTCATCGTGGAGCAGACGGTACAGTGGATGACCGATCGCCTTTTCTTTTCCTCCATCCGGTGTGTACTTGTATAGGTGTAGCGGCAGTCCCGCCACAGCTTCCGCCAGAATACGGACACAGGAATAGACAGCCGTCATCTGCATGGCGGAGCGTTCTGTCACGGCTTTGCCGGAGGTCGTGGCGCCCATGAAAAAGCTGTAGCTTGACCCCGATGTGCGGTTTTGAGGCTTATCCCTGGAGCGGAACATCCCTTTGAAGATTCCCATATCACGAAACCTCCTTCAGTTTTTCTTTCAGTTCGGTAAAGAAATCCTTTCCTTTGATGGAAAGTCCCTTTGCCACTCTTTCTTCCTCAAAAGCAAAGCGAACCTCCAACTGCTCCACAGAGTAGTTTTTCAAGAAGGTTCGCCAGGTGTGTTTATCCATATATCGTAGCCGCTCCCACAGTTCCGGGAAGTGTCGGCGGAGTTTTCTCAGTTCCTCAAGGGATTGCAGCGGACAGCACCAGCAGGATACACGGTGGAAAATATCGTACAGCCCATCCCAATCAAACCCCCGTGCTTTGCAGTAGGCAAGGCAGTCAGCTTCGGTCATGCCCCATTCCACAAGCGGATAGCGGAATTCGTGTACCCGCTGCGGTTCGTCTGCGGCAATGCCGATGTACTGAACAAGGTCATATTCCTTTGAAATCTCCCTGAGATAACGGTCGATGATGCGTGTTTTCAGCATAGCCGTACACCAACGGTTATGGGGACCTGCCCAACTGAACCCGTGTCTGCCTTCCAGTTCGGGATTTCTCCTCTTGGGCATATGGTCGAAGAAGAGATATTCAAAACTTTTATCCGATTTCAGCCGCGTGACCGGGCGGCCGATATACTGTTCCAGCTTGTCAATGTGCCGGTACATGGCGTCAAATTCAAGCCCGGTATCACAGAATAAAATAATATCCACGGGCATTCCTTCTTCAAGCATCCGAAGAAGCATCGCCGTGGAGTCCTTGCCTCCCGACATGGAGACGATATGTTTTGTGCCTTTTTTCACTGTTTCACCTCGTTATATAAACAAAATGCCTCGGTCATCATATACCGAAGCACTGGTATCATTTCCACAGCGGATCGCACGGTCGAGTGCCATAATGGTGGCAATTGCGCCGTCGATTTTTTCTGTGGATTTTTCTTTGTCTGCCTTGATGTTCCCGGCAGGGTCAGTGCGGATGAAGATATTGTCCATCATCCATCGGAGAACAGGGTGTCCGCCGTGGGCAAGTTTCTGCTCCAAGGTCAGCTTCATGAGTTCTTTTGTCGGTGGTGACATATCCTTGAAACCCTGCCCGAAAGGAATGACTGTAAAGCCCATACCTTCGAGGTTCTGCACCATCTGCACAGCGCCCCAGCGGTCAAAAGCGATTTCTCGGATGTTATATCTTGTTCCGAGCTCTTCAATGAACTTCTCAATGAAGCCGTAATGCACCACATTGCCTTCGGTAGTTTGCAGATACCCCTGATGCTCCCAAAGGTCGTACATCACATGGTCACGCCGGACACGAAGGTCAATGTTATCCTCCGGTATCCAGAAGAACGGCAGGATGATGTATTTGTCATACTCGTCCTCCGGTGGGAACACCAGCACAAAGGCGGTAATATCCGTAGTGGAGGAAAGGTCAAGACCGCCGTAACATACACGCCCTTCCAGGCTTTCCGGGTCGAAGGCAAAGGAACAGGCGTCCCATTTGTCCATCGGCATCCATCGGACAGCCTGCTTGACCCACTGATTCAGGCGAAGCTGTCGGAAGGAGTTTTCCTCGCCGGGGTTCTGCTTTGCCGATTCACAAGCGGCTTTGACTTTGTCGATGCCGACCGTGATGCCGAGAGAAGGGTTGGCCTTCTTCCACACCTTGGGATCTGTCCAATCCTCGTCCTCCGATGCACCGTAGATTACGGGATAGAAAGTCGGATCGTGCTTGCGGCCGTCAATGATGTCCAGTGCCTTTTGGTGTGTTTCATAGCAGATTGACTGCGTGTCTGTTCCGGCTGTGGTGATGAGAAAATATAAAGGCTGCATTCTGGCATCGCCGGAGCCTTTGGTCATAACATCAAATAGCTTTCGGTTCGGCTGGGTGTGCAGTTCATCAAAAATAACGCCGTGGGTATTGAAGCCGTGCTTGTTGGCAACATCGGCGGACAGCACCTGGTAGAAGCTGTTTGTCGGCAGATAGGTCAGCCTTTTCTGCGACTCCTGAATTTTCACACGCTTGGCAAGCGCCGGACAGAGCCGAACCATATCCACCGCTACGTCAAACACGATCTTTGCCTGGTTTCGGTCGGCAGCACAGCCATAGACCTCGGCTCGTTCCTCACCGTCACCGCAGGTGAGAAGAAGTGCCACAGCGGCGGCAAGTTCGGATTTTCCTTGCTTTTTCGGTATTTCGATATATGCCGTGTTGAACTGTCGGTAGCCGTTTGGCTTGATCGTGCCGAACACATCGCGGATGATCTGTTCCTGCCAGTCAATCAGTTCAAAGGGCTTTCCCGCCCAAGTGCCTTTGGTATGGCACAGACTTTCGATAAACATGACCGCAAAATCTGCGGCGTCTTTATCGTAGTGGCTGTCCTTGGCTTTGAAGCGGGTCGGTTTGTAGGTTTTCAGCTTGCGCAAATGCGGTCACCTCCTAAAAATGGGTATAAAAAATAGCCGCCACTGTAATCAGCGCAACTGTCATAACGAGGAACAGAGCCTCTCGGCTCATGCTCCTGTGAATCTGTCTGTTTTTACTTTCTTGAAATGCACCAGGCAATAGCGTGTCCGTTGTCCTCGAAGGTCTTATCAGCCTTGTCAATAAGGTTCAGACGGCACTCAATGTCTCCGTAGCCTGTCTCTTCGGGAGTTTCAACAAACTCATAAATCTCTGCGGTGAAGCCGCCTTTCCAAAAGATGTCTGTAACGAAAACCTTATCGCCGTACTTGAGAACCGCACCGTAGGAAGCGGAAACCCTCATCTGCAGTTTTTCAATCGTTGTGAATTCCATTTTTGTGTCCTCCCTTATTTCTCGATCCTGAAAAGGAAATCGCCGTCATTGGAAACCTCAAAGTCGGTAACTGTGCAATCATCGTAGCAGTCGGGGATGTTCTTTATGCTGCCTTCGAAGTAGGTGGTGTCGAGTTTGCTGTTTGTCAATGTAACCGTTGCGTTGCGGTTGATGAGCTCGTAGAATTTGTAAAGTTTGATCATGGTGTTGTTCCTCCGTTCTTGATTGTGTCTGTATATTACCGTCATTTCGAGGATATATCCAGTCATTTCGGGATAATATACTAAACAATCATTCAGCACTGGAACTGTGTATATTACAGCGATTTATACGTTTTGCGTATGGCGGTGGATAGTATTGATGATCTGCTCCTGCTCGTCAGCTTTTACACCTATACTCTCCAAAGCCTCCCTCGTTCCGCAGTCGGGGCAAAAGAGGGTTTCATTGTCTGTGCGCGAGAGTGCCGGGGGTGCGGAATAAGGTTTTCCGCACCGTGGGCAGATTCGTATCCTTGCAATATTTTCATTCTTCATCTTTGTTCCTCCCTGAATTTATATAAGCGTTCATCAGAATCTGTCTGTCAAAGCCGAAGTCGGCATAGCCCTCAAGGCAGGTTCGCAGATAATAAGCAGATGGTATTCCGACCGATCTGTCCTCGTGCATAATATATACGAATACCCTCCGCTTACGGATTTTGCCGGAACGAATGCCTTTGATAGGAAGCATCATCTCCGTTTTGTAATAGAAGGTGGGGAATCCCTCATAACGGTCAAGGGCAGCTTCGTCCCTGGGTGTTACCTCCCAAACCGCAACAGGCACGGTCGAGTTTTCTTTCGGTTCAATGGTGAGGTAGGAGCCTGTCTTGCTCCCTTTGAATAAAAGCTCATAGTTCGGAACTTGCGATGTTCCGATAATTCTGGCAGACGGGCATCGCATCCTCATTTGCCGAACATTCAGATTGCTTCCGTATGCAATGTAGTATCGTTTTTCCATATTGGTTCCGTCCTTTCTTGAAGAACTTAGGTTAAGCGTCCTTCTACCACCTCAAGACCGCCGAAGCGGTCGTGGGCAGGGCATTTAACCTAAATCCTTCAAGCGGCTCTGCCGTTTCGGAAAGCGGCATCACCGTTAAGTCGGCGGGTCAAAAGTTCTCTTGCGGTTGCAAATTCCTCACCGATGAATCCGAGGCGGAGAAGCCAAGTCCGCATTGCGTATTTGGGGTTCTCGTTCTGCTGGGGCTTGGGGCTTGCGGTTCTTACCGTTTTTGCCATTTGGCTGAGTGCGAGGCAAAGCTGAATGTAGCTTTTAAGCTGTCCTGCGTGAAGTCCGTTCCGCTTGCCATCGGCGGGGGCATCGAATTGAAAAAGTCTGAACTCAACTATGCCTTTGGTAAAGGTTGCGTGGAGGTTGAGCATATGGTATCGGCTGCCGTTGTAGTGCCGTGTTCTGCCGTAGTTCTCACCCTGGCTACCGTACCATGCATCCGCAAGCTGCGCCATTGTGCGAGGCTTTCTGCGGTTAACCGTTTCAAGGAAGCGTGGGTCAACCGTTTGACAGTAGTGGGTGATGCGGTTTCTGTCAAGGGCAAGGGCGTCTGTTAAAAGGTTCTCGTGGCTTGCCATGATGTTGGCAAGGTTGCGGAGGCTCTGCGGTGTGTGTCCGTTTGCCCCAATATGGATGTGAACGCCGCATCCTCTTGTTACGTCGCTTTTTGCGCCCGCCTTGCGAAGCCTGCGGATCAGCTCCTGCAAGGTTTCCATGTCCTCGTATCGGAGGATCGGAGTCACCATTTCGCATTTCTCATCATCGGGTCCGCTTATGCTGACATCTTTTTGGAATTTTCACTCTCTGCCGTCTGTGTCCCAAGCCGACCAGGTGCAGTAACCGTTTCTGCCTGCGGTATTTTGGCTTCTGCCTGTGCCGAAGAATTCGGCGGCGAGCTTGGCAGCCTTTTGTCTCGTGATGCTGTTCATTTCAACCTCGACCCCGATGGTCTGCTTTTTCATTTCTGCGATTTGGTGCATGGTTCTTTCGTTCATTGTGTAATCCTCCGTTTAGGTGTTTTCCCCTTTGGGTAGCTGTATATTACCGTCATTTCGAGGATATATCCAGTCATTTTGCGATAATAAACTACACAATGATTTGAGCCGTGAATTGTGTATATTACAGCGATTTATCGGGAGAAAGGATTTCCAATATCATGAGTGAACCGTGCTTGAAGCCATCAATATAACCTTGGCAGATCTGTTCCGATTCGAGGGTGAAAAAATTGGAAACCAGCCGTTCCAAAACCTCTCTGTCTGCAGCAGACAGCTTTTCCTTAAGATATGTGATGTCCGCATCGATTTCACCGTTAAGTTCCACTAATTCGGATGTGCTCTGTCTGATTTCCCAGGGAACTAATTTACCCCAATAAAATTGTTTCAGCATCTCGTTACTCATCATCAGCCCCCCCCATCAACTTCTTTACAGAACTCTTCATCCAATTCTCGCTTGATTTTGAAAATCAGGTCTGACCAGGTATTCGGCAATTTGGAACCGATTTCTTTTACAGTTCTCTCATAAAATTCAACCAATTCAAGGAGAGTGACTTTCTCTCCTGATACGGATAAACTGTGTTCGGTAAAGCTGTAAATCTTAGGCATTTTCATTTTCCTCCGCTTTCTTTGGAGCTTTAAAAGCCGAAAAACCGCTCAAGTTTCGGAGCAGGATTTTTCGGTCGGCTTTGTATTCCGCGCCGATGAAGCCGAGCCGCAGGAGAAAACAGCGGAAAGCGTATTTTTCATTATCCACCGTTTTCTCCTTGGCGGTGATGCGTTTCTGATTCTTTGCCATATCGCAAAGGGCAGTTATGAAATGCATATACGCCTGCACCTCTTGCGGATCGGCATAAGGTCTGAACCAGGGAAAATCAATGCGGTCACCAAGCCTGTTTATGGGAAGTGTGTCTGCACCCAGTGCTTTCTTGATTAGACTGCCTTTGGAGTCCACGATGGCTTGAAGGTTTGCAAGTGCCTCGTCTGTGAACTCCGAAGCAGATAACTGAATGCTGATGCCGGAGGGGTCACCGATAACATTTTTCTGATCGGCGTCCTCTTCGATGTGGCTCTGATCGATGTTAAAGCCCTCATCATAGATGTGTTGGAGCAGCCTTTCGATTACCTCGCTGTCGGCACGGTCATCAAAGGAAAGACTGCCGTTTTTATCGACCGTGAAATAATCGATCTGATAGGCAAATGTCGGTGCGCCGCTGTAGTGTGCCGGACAGGCCAGCCATTTGGAAATGGTCTGTACCAGGCGTTTGCGTTCCGAACCTTGTGCGTTGATTGTGATTGTCATGGAAATGACCTCCTTATTTTTTGGTAGTCACATATTACCGTCAGGTGTGGAAAATAGCCAGTCATTTCGAGACAATATAGTACACAAAGATTCGGCGGCTTATCTGTCACAGTTTTGTGCCGCCCAGACAATGCCCGCCAGCACAAAGCATACGCATGGCAGCGCCACGCCGTTGCCCCACATCTTATATTCCGCAGAATCGGAATAGGGATTTTTCAGCCACTTGATGATCTGCGCCTGAGTTTTCGGCTTCGTGGATGTTCCCATAATCATTCGATGTGTTTCAAAAACCTCTGTCCAGAAGTCGATGTCACCGTAGGAGGGATTCTCTATGCCGAGGTCTGCGCACCACCAGTCGGGAAAGCCCTGGAGCCTGGCGCACTCAGTGGGAGTTAAGCGCCGCACGGTGTATCCGCTCTGCACAGCACCCGGACCTTTTGCTACGAGGGTCGGCTGAAGTTCCTCTGAAACAGATGGTGAGAATTTGGCGTTTTGCCCCTGGTTGAAGGTATCTCTGCCGATTCCGTAAGCTACGGCGGCAGGGTCTTTATAATCTCTCGCCATCAGCGTAGGAGATTGATCTTCCGTGGTCTGCATATACGAGCCGGTTGTCATGGCATACACCGCATGGCGGTCAACGGTATTCAGTGTGAAGCTGACATCCTCGTTCACGCCGTCACCCTGGGGACCGTTCTTTTCCTCTCGACCGATCATCGAGCCTTGCAGAATGTAGGTCTGCTGTTTGGTCGCCGCCTTGCAAAGCGTGCCGCTTTTGTCGCCAAGGGTTCTGACCTCGTCACGCTGATTCTGCGTAAATGGGATGGCTTCCACCACAGCAATGCCACCCTGGTTGCAGGAGGGGTTGCCGCCGTTGCCGTCCAGGGTTCGTGTGGTGTCTGCTTTATAAAATCCACTATTGGGATTATCGGATTTCATGGAGTTGGAATCCTTGGAGCAGATGCCGTAGGCTTCGAGAACGCAGTTGAAATTGTCCTTGTCAGGCATTCGCTGATTGCCGCCTGCATTCTGCTTGGTAAGGGTCGGAGCAATCTGACCGCCGTCCCAGGCACACGGTTCAAATAGCGTTTGGTCATTGTTGCAGGAGAGGGTTGCGGATTTATCCTCCTGGATAAGAGCACCCTTGCCGCCACCCTCACTCGTCCTCACAAGCTCCATATCCCTCGTTTCCGTGCAAGCACGAAAAGCTCGCTCATTTCGCTGCTCGTCCTCTCCCCAAAAAGTCTGACGACTTTTCGGGGATCCCATTTTGCGGATTTTCAGTACAAGCGGCACATTGTTTCCGCCTGTTCCCATGCGGGAAGTCAGCGTCTGCACATTGCCGTCCTCGGACAGCTTCACTCGGCTGTCGGTGGGATGGTTTTCAAGAGCAATTGCCGCAGGAACAACGCCTGCACGGAGCGTCGGAGAGCGTTCTTCCTCATAGCCGATCGACCTTGCTTTGGCAGAGTGTTCGGTACAGAATCCCGCCGCATCCAACACGCAGGGCGGATGGTGTGCTTCGGCACGAAGGGTACAGGTCACATCATCGGTAATGTCCATACGGTTTCCACCTTGATCATTGAGTACCACGCCGTTTCTGCCGGTACTCATGCCGCAGTTGATGCCGAGGGTTGCGGAAACATCTCCTGTTACATCGCCGTTGTAGCCATCAATGCCTGCCGCTCCAACGCTTTCTTCAGCACCTCCGGCAGTTTCTTGCCACGAGCGGAAGCCCTGCGGAGTATGCCCAGACAGGCCTTCTGACTCAAATAGTATTTTTCCGGCACTCCCGCCTGCAAAATCTGCGACAAGGTAGATGCGTTTTCTTCTTTGGGGAACTCCCCAATATTGCGCGTCCAGCACTCGCCAGGCAAGGGAGAAACCGTCTGCCAGGATTTCTCCTGCACACTGCCACTTGTCAGATTGAGGAACAGAAATCCCTTTGTCTTTGATTTTGCATAAAGCTTCGAGGACGCAGCGGAAGTCTTCGCCTTTGTTGGAGGAGAAAGCGCCGGGGACATTCTCCCACACGATGTATCTTGGATACTTGCCATCGGTGGCACACCTCATTTCTTTGATGATGCGGACGGCTTCATAAAAAAGGCTTGAACGCTCTCCGTCCAAGCCGTCACGCCTTCCGGCAACGCTCATGTCCTGGCAGGGCGAGCCAAAGGTGATAATATCCACGGGTTCGATCTTTCCGCCGTCCATTTTGGAAATATCGCCGTAGTGTTTTAGAAAAGGCATCCGTTTTGTCGTTACCCGAATAGGAAACGGCTCGATCTCCGATGCCCATACCGGGGGGATGCCGGAAATGAGCCCACCCGAAGGAAAACCCCCGGAGCCGTCAAAAAGGCTTCCGAGGGTCAATGATTTATTCAGCATTTGCGACCTCCTCATATTTGCAGGTCTTTCCGTCACGAAGAACGGTCACACCGTCCGATGAGCCGACTTGCTCTATGTAGCGGTTCACAATGACATCGCAAAACTTCTCGTCAAGTTCGATGGTTCGGCATATTCTGTCGGTTTGCTCACAGGCAATCAGCGTAGAGCCGGAACCTCCAAAGGGATCATGCACTACGGAATTTGCCATGCTGGAATTGCCGATGGGATATGCCAGGAGCGGTATTGGTTTCATAGTCGGATGGTCGCCGTTTTTCTTCGGTTTGTCAAATTCCCAGATGGTGGTTTCCTTTCTGCCTGTGTACCACTGGTGCTTGCCGTTCTTTTTCCATCCGAAGAGGACAGGTTCATGCATCCACTGATATGGAGAGCGCCCCAGCACAAGGGACTGCTTCTTCCAGATACAGCACCCGGATAAATAAAAACCCGCATCGGCAAAAGCCCTGCGGAAGTTCAGTCCCTCGGTATCTGCATGGAACACATAAATGCTTGCATCCGGCGCCATAACCGATTCCATATTCTTAAAAGCGGCAAGGAGAAATTCATAGAACTTATCGTCTGCCATATTGTCGTTCTTGATTTTGCCCGCCGAGCCTTCGTAGTTCACATTGTACGGAGGGTCGGTAATGACAAGGTTTGCCTTGACGCCATCCATCAAAGCGGTATAGGTTTCTTCCTTGGTGCTGTCGCCGCAGACGAGCCTGTGCCTGCCCAGCGTCCACACATCACCGGGTTTCGTGAAGGTCGGCTTCTGCAACTCGGCTTCCACATCGAAATCGTCCTCTTTGGCTTCATCTGCCGGAAAGAGCGATGCCAGTTCCTTTTCGTCAAAGCCGGTCATTCCGAGGTCAAAGCCCATTTCGGTGAGAGCTTCCAATTCCACGCGCAGGAGTTCCTCATCCCATCCGGCGTCCATTGCCATGCGGTTGTCGGCAATGATGTAGGCTTTCTTCTGCGCATCGGTAAGATGATCCGCAAAGACGCACGGCACCTCAGTGATGCCTTCCTCACGGGCAGCGGCAATTCTGCCGTGGCCTGCGATGACATTATAATCCCGGTCGATGATGACGGGATTGACAAAGCCGAACTCACGAAGCGAGGAGCGGAGTTTCTGTATCTGCGCCGGGGAATGCGTCCTGGCATTGTTTTGATAGGGTACCAGCTTTGCTATGGAAATGAGCTGCATTTCACTGGTCATTTTTCCTGCCATCAGAACAACCCCCATTCCGCAAACCTCTCAAAGCCGCCGACAGCATCAATGTATTTCTTTGCGATCTCCACGATCTCAGCATACGGTCTGCCATCCACGGTATCGTCCCCAATGGCACAGACAAGCTGCACGGGCTTTCCCGTTTCCTGTGCTTTGAGGAATGCGTAAATATTGACAGAGACATCCGCTTTGGAGAGGTCTTTGCCATGCAGACCTCCGCCTGTGACAGAATCCGCCATATCACTGCCCAGCTTGCGATTGGTCGCACCCGTGTCCACATCGGTGCCTCCCGTCCAGTCGCCCAGGGGATTGATTTCAGCGTCAGGATAGACCTCGCGAAGGTGCTGTTTTTTGGCGTTGCTCTGACAAAGAATCAGGCGGTCACCGTCCAGGATATACTTACCGTCGCAGGAATACACCCGATAGATGCCTCTTGCAATTTCAGAAAGCCTTTTCTGTTCTTCAGTCAGCGGCATTCCTTTGAAAATGCCGTTATCACCGCAGTGGAACCCGTCTGCCTGATTGTCAGACAGATGCTTATCCTGGCTTACAATGCAGATGTCCGGGAAAACGGCTCCTGCGATGCGTGTAATTGCTCTTGCAATTTCAGCCTTATCCAGAACTGCGGTCGTTTCAATGATCGCATGGCACACGCCATGTCCAATCAAGACCTCGACTGCGATTTTGGGATTTTCCTCGGCGGCATACGCCAGGTCTACGATTGCGCCCGCAATACGGTCTGCCACTTTATCCGGGTGTGAGGGATTTACTTTTTCAATCATGCTGTTATCCTTTCCGCGCCGTCAGCAGGCGCTCCATCAAATCGTCCTGTGGGTTTGCTCCGCTGTATTCGGTGGAGCAGTTCTCCTTGACGATCTGGTATATTTCGTTCCACAGGCGGTTTGCCTGGTTCATGTAATTGATGCCGATGTTGATAAAGGGAGACGGGATCGGTTTTCCCGTGGTGGGGTGTTTGGAGAGGTATCCCAGGGTGCTGGTCATTTCCTCACACTGAATCCATCGGGCGGCGCACATGGCGTATCGCTCCAAAAGCTGCGGAGATACCACGGCTGTGCATCCGATGGTTTTCAGCCAGTTCCAGGTTTCCTCATAGACTTCCTTTGCCTGAAGCTGACCGCCGTCACGCTGGGTAGCGGAGAGGAAATCGTGGGGCTTGGGCATATCCACTCCACTTACATCGGGAATGTCGAGAACCTTGAGCGTTCTGCCGCCCGGATTGCCGCTCTCCACCTTGTCGGTGAGGGCTTTTTTCTTTCGTCCTGCGCCCGGTCTGGCGCCGCCCTGACCGCCTGTGTTATTCGATTTTGTCGGCACTCTTTCACCGTCCTTTCGTGGTTGAAAATTTCACAATTTTGGAGTATAATAGTTCCAAAGAGAAAAGAGGGACAACCAATGAAGATAAATTTCAAAAAGGTATTAGGAATAAGCGCTGGCATACTTACAGTAGCCGTATCAATTTTGGCCGTTCTTGGTGACAAAGATGATTTTGCTGATTTTCTAAAAAACGCCACCGATGATGAACTTGACACCGAACGTGAAAAGGTTAGGCTTGATTATTGCAATCCAAACCTTGATGAAGAGTACCGCATCAGTTGTCATAATAAGTTGAGAGCGTTCGATAATGAAATGAGCAAAAGAGCCTGGGGAGATGAAAAACCTCACGCCCCAAGTTACCACAGAGAACATGGCTGGTATTTGCCTAACGATGATTGATAAACACTCAAACCGTCACAGAAATGTGGCGGTTTTTAATTACCCTTTTGAATTTGCCTTTTTTGCACACGAAGTCCCGGGCCGCTGCGCAGGATAAATGATCCCAGAGATTTGAACCGCCCCCCGGGTCAGTCGTCAAAGCTGTGGGGCGACCTCGTTCCAAGGAGTCCGTGGGATTTCATATGACAGGAACGGCAGAGGGAGATGAGATTGCTTCTGTCGTGTGTTCCGCCGTCAGAAAGTGGCAGCTTGTGATGCACCTCTTCGGCGAGCTTGTAGATGTTTCGCTTCAAACATTCCTCGCACAGAGGATGCTCACGGATATGGCGATCACGGATTCGCTTCCACGCTCTGCCGTACCGTTTCTTGGTTTCCGGGTCACGGCGGTAGTGGTTGTATTCGTAGTTGGCCGCCTTTTTGTGCGCCGAGCAGTAAAGCTCACCGTCATCGGCAAGGTTCGGACAGCCGGTCATACGGCACGGCCGTTTGGGTTTTGTTGGCATGGGTTCACCTCCTTCAGGGCATAAAGAAAGCCCCAGGGGATTGCTCCCTTGAGGCGTTCCATATTTTCTTCGCATTATAATGATATCACAGGGCGGTACTCTCATTCTATACATTTAACTCTTATGTTGCAGAATGGTCTCCACTTCCTTGAGTGCTTCATCATGCATCCTGTATGTGTGCTGAATGCTGTAGCTTAAATCCACGGCAATCTGCTCCCAGGTGATGAAGCAAAGGTATCGCTTTTCCAAAAGGGTCTGATGCTCCGGACTCGGAACCGCCTTTATAACGCTCATAATCTCACGCTTTAAATCCACAAGGGATTCAATATCCCGCTTTAGTTCGTCCTGCAAGTCTACGATTTTGCATACAGTATCCGCCATTCTGGAACCGCCACGATTGGGATTTTTCGGCATATCCGAAAGAGTGGCGGTACAGCTTGTTGCTAAGTCATTGAGAGAAGCAATCTGCTGAATTTTTGAGTTGATGCGGTTATCCAGAAACCGTGCCTGCAGTAAATACTCTTTTGCGGTCATATTCGCACCTCCGAAATTTTATGGTCCTCGGATTGGCACGGATTGTCTTGGGACAAAGTCCGTATTGTCATCAGATTTTCAAGTCCGCTTTTACGGCATCGATCAGTGCCGTCTGGGTATGCTCCTTTTTGGAGAGGGCTCTCATGATGCGGTTGTCAATAGTACCCTTCGTGACGATATGCTGTACCACCACGGTTTCGGAGTTCTGTCCCTGTCGCCATAGACGGGCAACGGTCTGCTGATACAGTTCCAAACTCCAAGTCAGACCAAACCACACAAGGGTAGAGCCGCCGGACTGGAGATTTAAACCGTGTCCTGCCGACGCCGGGTGAATAAGTGCCACGGGAATCTGACCGCTGTTCCATCTGCGAATGCTGTCGGAGTCATCCAGACGGGAAAATGGTATGTGCAGTTTTTTCAGCCGCTCGGATATACGGGTGAGGTCATGTTTGAACCAATATGCCACCAGAATAGGCTTGCCGTTTGCTGCTTCGATGATATCCTCCAGAGCATCCAACTTACGGTCATGGATTTGGATAACCTCACCGCTATCATCATAAATCGCACCGCTTGCCATTTGCGACAGCTTGCCAGAGAGGGATGCTGCGTTGGCGGCTGTGATTTCACCGTCCTCCAGAGTCAGCACCAGTTCCTGCTTCAGTTCTGCGTAATGTTTCTGCTCATCCTCGGAAAGCTGAACCGTGTATTCGCTGTTGATCAGTTCCGGCATCTGCAGGTGGTCGGTGGATTTCATGGAAATGGTGATGTCGGAAATCTGCCTGTAGATGGCGTCCTCGGCATACGGCAGCGGTTTGTAGGAGTAGATGATCTGTCCGTTGCGTTTATTCGGCATGAAATAGTCGGTGCGGTATTTGGTGATGAATCTGCCCAGACGCTGACCCATGTCCAGGATGCGGAACTCTGCCCACAGATCCATCAGTCCATTGGAAGCGGGAGTGCCGGTCAATCCAACAATGCGGTTGACCTTGGGTCTGACCTTCAGCATTGACTTGAACCGCTTCGTGTTGTGGTTCTTGAAGGAAGACAGTTCGTCAATCACGATCATATCGAAGGTGAACGGGATGCCGCTTTCCTCAACAAGCCACTGGACATTTTCTCGGTTGATGATGTAAATGTCAGCGGGTTTCATAAATGCCGCACGGCGCTGTGTTTCAGTGCCGACAGCCACGGAGCAGATGAGGTTCTGAAGGTGATCCCACTTATCGACTTCCGCCGTCCATGTGTCCCGTGCCACACGCAGCGGTGCAATCACCAGAACCCGGTGTACCTCGAAACTGTCAAACAGAAGATTGCTGATAGCTGTGAGGGTGATGCTTGTTTTGCCAAGGCCCATGTCCAGAAAGACGGTGGCAACGGGATGGGTCTCGATGTAGTCGATGGCGTATGCCTGGTAGTCATGCGGTGCGTATCTCATCAAGAATCCCTCCGATCTGCTCTTCGTTGTCCAGGACGTAGACCCGAAACCCCAACCTACGCAAAAGCGTGTGGCGGGAGGTTTGCAAAGCCCGTGGCTTTTTCCCTGGGGCCTTTACTTCCACAAAAGCCATACGGCCACTGGGCAAAAGTACGATTCTGTCCGGCATCCCATCAAATCCTGGAGAAACGAACTTCGGACAGATGCCACCCTGCTTTTTTACCATCAGCGTTAATTTTTGCTCGATTGCTCTTTCTCTCATAATACTTGTTCCATATCCTTTCTTCGCTATGGCGCAAGGTGTATCAATGTCATTTACTAAACTCTTTCTTATGGTTTTTTCTTTGAAATTTTCCCTTAAGAGACTTTTTATATTTGACCTTGATACACCTTGTCATAGCTTCGGTTAATTCAGAAATTCCTCAAAATCCCCGTCATCTGTTTTCAGCTTCAAACCCTTAAAATATCGCTTGCGGTTCAGCACCAAACGCTCAAATCCAGCGTTCTCCAAAGCAAGATAATAATCAGCGGTACTGCGCACATACTCATTGCAATCAACGCAGTAGTTACGGTATGCCTGGTAAAGAGTACCGGAACTTTCCTTCAGACCGTCACCAATCTCGCACTTTTCAGCCAGGAAGTTTCCGAACCAGTCGTTCTGATTGCGGTAGTCATCAATGGCTATCTGCACGATAGCGGGAACAGGAAATTTGTAGCCCAGATCAATGACCTTCTTGGCACCCTCGATAATCCAGGCAAGAATGCTCTCGGCAGCGTTCTGATACAGGTAGTCGCCGTAATTTTTGATGTCGCTCTTGCCCTCGATCTTGGCATTGAACGGGATAACGATAAGGCGGCGCCAGGTACCGTCATCGGAAGCACTGACTCTGGGGAGATGGTTGGTATACAGCACCAAGCTGTGGCTCGGAGAGAAGCTGAAGGGGTCCTTGTACTTCTTTTCCGCAAAAATGTCATCCACAGAGCAGAGCTGCTTCACGGTGGAATCGTTTAGCCGAGCGCCTTCCTGCATCTCGGCGGCAATGAGTAGACGCTTGCCCTTGATCTCGGCCATTTCCGGCTTCACATTGCGACGGCATCCGAAGGTCAGTGTGTCGGCAGAGATATTGCCGCTGTACAGACCCAGGACACGGGACACGGAGTTCCAGAAGGTGGACTTACCATTGCGACCACAGCCGTATGCGATAATGAGGGCTTCGACCTCAACCTTGCCAACGGCGGCAAGACCGCAGATTATCTGCACATAGTCGATGAGTGCCTGGTCGCCACAGAAAATGGTGTCCAGACAGTCGAGCCATATCTGTTTGCCGCGATCGCCGGGAGAAACAGTAGTAGTCTTGGTGATGAAGTCCTCCGGCGAATGCTCCCTTGCACCTGCCATACCAAGGCGGAGGTCATAGGTGGCATCCGGGGTGCAGAGTAAGAATGGGTTAGCGTCCAGATCCTGCGGAGTGATTTCCAACATGGGGCGGGACTCTTTCAGCGTTGCGGTGATGTTCTTGGAAGCACGGCGCTGAATGACATAGGACTGATATGCCTTTGCAGCGAGGAAGGATTTATAGGCTTCCATCTGCTCCTCGCTCATCATGCCCTCGGCCTTGGCTTTACTGTTGTTGTCCAAAATGTCCTGTGCGCCGCAAGCCTTGAGGGTGGCAAGGGCGGCAAGCATATCCGCAGACGCTTCATTTAACTGGCGGCTGGTCAGTTCGTGTGCAACAGCCTGCGCACCGGGTTCGGTTTCCTGCCAGTACCGACCGTTGTAACGGATGTAGTGGGTCGCCGGAGAATAACGCAGTTCACCAGAGAAGTGTTTTGCCAGAACCTCTGCCTGTCCGACATCGGAGAAATCGTCCGGTTTATAAGACGTATCATCGCCCCATAATTCGGGCGGAACATATCCGTCCTGCTGCTGAACCTTGGCATAGAACTTCTGGGCGGAGTGCCAGATGGTCATCAGTTCCTGCTGTTCCAAAGGAGGGGTACATTTTTCTGCTTCTTCCATAAAGCACTGGAACGCGGTGTCGTTGTCGCCATACTTTTTGATGACGCGACCGGCAAAGCGGGACATGGTAGCATTACGGCTGCCTTCGGGAATGAACTGTGTGCCGCCGTGGGAACCACCAGGCATATCCGCATCAAAATCCTCTGCGGACAGATACTCGCTTAAGGTCATCTCACCAGGGTACAGTTCGACCTCTGGGTTCGCCGTTCCGAAGAAGAAACGGGCGGCATCCAGAGCCTTGGTATCGAAATACGGGAAAATGATGTTGACCAGTTTCTTCATTTCGCTGTATGCTGCAGCATCCGTCATGTACTCAATGGGAAACAGCACATGAAACTTGGGACGAGCGGGTTTGCCGTTCTTCTCACGCATATGAAAGCGGCTGTAGTGAACGGCAAAGGTAATGCCGGGAAAAGCAGCCTGGACATCAGCCGGAGTGACCCAATCAGCGGGGTTCTCGGAGTGGTCATTGTCGCAGTCCACGGGCAGGCAGTCCGAGCCGAGGAAGTTATCGCCGTTGCGGTAATTGTTCATGTACTCGGCGCAGACATAGTCGCGGCTGACCGCATCCGCAAAGTTAGCGGAGTCGGTCACCTCGAACTTGTGGGGATAGGAGCAGTTGCTTGGGGCATTGATGAAATCCGCACTATACAGAGTGAACATCAGTCATGCACCTCCTTGGCACCGTCCTCCAGGGCTTTTGTGATAAACTTGAGCGCACGGATCATGGTCTCAAGTTCGCAGTCACCGCCGAGGAAAAGTTCAAAACCCTCATCGCCATCGCGTCCCAGAGGATTGATGCGAATATCGGTAGAACCCATATCCTCAATGCGGATGTAGGTGCGGCTGCCGTGACCGCTGTCGCCACCCTGGAATCCGTTGGTGCCTGCTTCGACTTCCAGGACATTGGCACTATAAATTTCTCTGGTGTAGGTAGTGATTTCCTTACCGTACACTCTTCTGGTTCCTTCAGTTATTGCAAACATGGTGTACCTCCTCGCAGGTTTCAGTAAAATAACGCAAGCGGTAATTTTTCCACTTGGCACGGTTGATCTCTGCTTCCATTCCGGCAGAGATGTGGCTGCCAAACACCCAGACCTCGGAGCATTTGCTCATGAGGGCGTTGCTGAAGAACAGACCAATCTGCCGTTCCTTGGGGTTGGCATCATTCAGAAATTGTGGAAACAACAGATGCGGTGCAATAGGGATGTAGCCCTTTTCCACCGCAAAGCGGCTGTATTCCTGAGCGGCCTTGACGTTCTTCTCAATCTCTCCGGCATAGGGAGAGCAGATATACACGATAGGCCGAAAGGCACGAAGCGCCCGTTCCTCTTTTTCTACAGTGGACATAGCTTCGTATGCGGTAGGGTCGTAATAACCCTCGCTGTTGAATTTATCTACACTCATACAGGACTCCTTTCACGATGGGCTTCACCGCCATCTCGACTACCCACTGGAGGTGAAAGCCCATCTTGGCTGAAAAATAATCAGTCTTTTTTATAAAAATCGGTTTCATAGCCATCGGCACGAAGCTGCAGCCCTTCTGCCCAGGGTGGGGTTCTGCCCATCTGGTCGCAGACTGCCTGCAAGGACATCCGCCGATCCGCTTCGATGACCACTTCATCGTGAATGTGCATCACAATGGAACAGCAACGGAGGGTCTGCATTGCATAGCAGAGGATATCTCTTGCAGTTGCCTGGATGATGTTTTCCACGAACTTGGGACCGTAGCTGTCGAGCCGCTCCCACTTTTTGGTGCTGCCGACGCCTTCGTAGGTAATACAGTCACCACCGAACTTATTAGTGCCGACCTTGGGCTTCACATAGGAAAGCTGTCTGCCGGACGGAAGCGTGATAAAAAGCATCCCGCTCCTGCAGGAGAACTCAATGCCGTGGGTTTCATTGGTGTGCTTGTAGCGGACAGCCTCCATAGCGGCGCGGTCAACATCCCACCACAGCTTTGTAATGTTGGGATTGGCCTGCCGCCACGCATCCACCAGAGGTGGCAGTTCCTCTTCTGAAAGGCCCATCTCCAAAGCACCCATCGCTTTGAGCGCACCGACAGATCCACCGTAACCGAGAGCCAATTCTGCAATTTTGCCTTTTTGCCGAAGGTGTCCGTTGATGCCGTGCTTTTCCACGGGAACGCCGAACATCTGGGAAGCGGAAGCACAGTAGATGTCCTTGCCTTCGACAAAAACCTTCTGCCGCCATTCTTCTCCGGCAAGCCACGCAATCACACGGGCTTCGATAGCAGAAAAGTCCGCCACAATCAGCTTGCGGTCACCCTGGGGGACGAATGCGGTGCGGATAAGCTGTGACAGAGTATCCGGCACAGCTTCGTAGAGCATCTCCAGAGCATCGAAGTCACCGCAGCGAACAAGCCCACGGGCTTCTGCCAGATCCTCCAAGTGGTTCTGGGGCAGATTCTGTATCTGAATGATGCGTCCTGCCCATCGACCTGTGCGGTTGGCACCGTAAAACTGGAACATACCTCTGGCACGGCCATCGGCGCAAACAGCGGTCTCCATTGCCTGGTACTTTTTCACCGAGGATTTGGCAAGCTGCTGACGGAGGGTTAACACCTTCTGTAATTCCGGCGGTGCAGTTTTCAGCATTTCCGCCACAGCTTTTTTGCCAAGGGTATCGGTTTCCATACCGTTGTCCGAAAGCCACTGTTTCATCTGCTGCACAGAGTTGGGGTTCTCCAGATCGGTCAAGTCTTTCATTGCCTGGGTTAGTTCGGAGCGGGATCTGCCATCCATCTGAATAGCCTGCTGTACCAATTCCATATCCAGGGCAACACCACGGTCATTGATTTCCTGGTCGATGTGGTATTCATCCCATACGCTGTCCGGCACGGGATATTTGGCAAGCCGAGCCTGGATGGACATCTCGGTTTCCACATCGCGGATGTTATATTTCTTGAAAGCCAGCCATTTGTCTGGGGCATGAGCCGGAAGGTTGCGGGTACGCTGCCCGTTGGTCTTGGTAGGCGCACAGGGCTGACAGAAATATTTGATGAGGTCTTTGCCTTCGGTCAATTTCTGCTTTTCAAGGCCAAGCACCGAGCCGACACCTTCCAGAGAAAGCGGCAACCCCATTGTTGCAGCCCACACCATAGAGCATTTCCAGGAATCCGGCTCCAGGTAGTCGCCAGTGGGATAGCACAGGTGCCGAGACAAGCAGATGCGTTCAAAGTTTGCATTGAATGCCCACTTGGTTACGGAATCGTCCTCCAGAGCGGCAACAATGTCGGCGGGGATCTGTTCTCCGCAGGCAAGGTCGACCAGTTGCACGGGACCTCCGTCCACGCTGTAGGAAAACAGCAAAATTTCAAATAAGGGTGACTCTACATAGCGGTACACACCAGTTTTCGCAAGGGGCTGATCGCTGTAGGTCTCGATATCGATTGAGAGAGTTTTCATATCATTGTCCTTTCAACGGAAATAAGGGCGGCAGAGAATGCTCCCCGCCGCCCCGTTGGTGCGTTAGTCCACCTTTGTGGCGGATTCCTTGGTTTTCTTGGATTCCTTGCGCTTACGGATCTTGTCCTTCACCCAACTTACCGCAGATGCGATGATGACGATGATTTCAGCGATAAATACGCCGGTCATGGCTCCGAAGCAGGTGTAAAGCATCAGTTCCTGAAATTCAGTCATGGTCGCACCTCCATTAAGCCAGGAAATCGTCATCCGCATCGGTTGCGAAATCGGACTCGGCACTTGCCTTACCACCCAGAGGTTCACCGGCACGGATGAACTGCAGGTTATTCAAACCGCAGGCGATACCCTTGTTACCGTTGGAGTTGAAGGCATACAGATTAATGCTTGCACGGCCGTACACACCGGAGTAGACCTCGGAGCGGGTCAGCACAGGATTGCGGTCAGCATCCACGATGCCGGGAGCGGTAGCAGAGTTGGCGTTGATGAAGTAGGCGTTGGCATAGGCGGGATCATCGGGTCTCTCGATATCGCCGTCGCGCAGAGGGGTCTTGATGGCTGCGAGGGGCGGTACGCTCTTGCTGTTGCCCTTCAACTTGGACTGACCCTCCTGGTAGGCAGCTTCGATTGCCGCCTTGATCTTTGCAACCGTCTTGGTGTCGGACTTGGGGATGATGAGGCTGACACTGTACTTGGGAGTGCCACCGTTGATGCTCTTAGGTTCCCAGACATTGGCGTAAGACCAACGGGTGTCGGGACCGGTGATGACCTTCATAGGGTTGTTGACTCTGGTTGTGTTAGTAGACATATTAAAATTCCTCCATAAAATCATTTTTTGCGGTATTCATTGTTGGACGTTTATCGCTCGACCGCACGAGCGTGGGTTTGCCTTGCGGCTTTTCAATGTAGGGAGCGAGAAGTTCCTCAAAGCGGGTTTTGCCGAGCATCTTCTGCATTGCAGTGATGCCGAGGACTTTCCGCTCATAGGGATCGAAGCCTGCGTTCTCCACGGTGGCGGCGACAACAGCATCGCTTACGTACTTGCGGTTGGAACGGCCTTCGACCAATTTCCATCCGATCCAGTCCTTGCCGCTGATAGCCTGTTGAAGGGCGTATTCCTTCACATCGGATGCCCAGGCAGTCAGTGCATCGACCTTGCCTAGAATGTCGGCAATTTCCTCATCATCGAGGAGAGCCGGTGCTTCAAAGTCGTAGCGGGCAAGAGCAAGATTCGCTTCGGCGCGTTCTCTGCATTCAGCCTTTGCCTTGCAGAATCGGCACCACTCGCCGCAGTGGAAGTCGCCTTGACCCTCATAGGCCAGTTTCGCTTTCTGGGTCAGATCGGTATCTGCCCATTGAAGCAGATCGGCCTTTTCCATCTCGTACACGCTGACATTTGCCTTCCGGGGTTGGAAGATGGTCATGCGGACGGTATCGATGTCGTAGATGTCATCGAAGATTTCCAAGGCACCCAGGGCATACAGCATCATCTGGGGATTTGCCACGGCGCTGACCTCGACGCCCTTGCCATGTTTGTAATCGCAGATGTTCATCACACCGTCAGCGATAACGATGCAGTCGGCAGTGCCAAAGCCGTCCTGAACCCAACGGGAGAAGTTCACCCGCTGTTCAATCATGACCACAGGGTCAGTGCAGGTCTGCTTTGCCGTTTCCAGAAGTTCTACCACATAGGCGGCATATCCGGCGGCACATTCCTCCATCTCCTCGTTGTACCAGGAGAGATTTTCGATGGGGTCTTCCGTGGGCATCCCCAGGGCCTGCTTCAGACGAAACTCGCAGAGGGTGTGGGCATCGGTGCCCTCGGCAGCATAGTCACTGCCTTTGTCCTCGTAGTTCTCGCAAAGCCGAGCAGAAGGCGGACAGTTGAGCCACCTTTCGGAAGAGGATGCTGACAGAACAGCGTGTTTATTTGCCATTGGTCAGCACCTCCGCATCGGCAAGCAGCGCCTTGTAGTGGGCGGGGTCGATCTGGGATAGCTTGGCAGCACCATACTTCTGGAGGAGAGAGCGGATCTCTGCGGTATGACCCTGGCGGGACTTATCTGCGAGAACGGCTCTGACCTGTTCCAAAGTCAGTGCGGGTTCGGCGGGAGCAGTCGGTTCTGCATCTCCTACACCGCTGAACATCTCTGCAAGCCAGTTGGCGGCATCGTTAATAGCGGCAGCAGCAGTGCGCAGCTCTTCAATGGTCGCAGCCATATCGCTCATTTTGCTCATCCTGTTTTCCTCCTTCCGTAGATTGACTTTGAATCAGCGCCAGCTTCATAGCCAGTCGCTTTGACACCACGCTGATGGCCGTGAGAACTTCGATAAGTTCCTGGTCGGTGCCGGTGCCGTGTTTCTTCTGGGCTTCGTACATTCTGTTCACCTCCTTGGAAGGAGCGGTGTGTTTTGCTCTTTCCACTACCCACTGGAGGTGAGATGCACCTTTGGCCGAAAAATCTGTAAAAAAAGTTTTTGCCCTTCAGCCGAGCGACTGAAGGGCGGGAATATCAGATATACATACCAAGCTGTTCACGGAGAATGCGGAGCAACTTGTCTCTGCGGTAAGTGTAGGTGTTGCGGGAAACGCCCAGAGCGGAAGCGATGTCCCTCTCGGATTTTCCTTCCATAATCAGTTCGCAGATACGGCGGCCTTCGGGGTCGAGTTCCTGCAACTTCTGATACAGGGCGCAGAGCAGTTCACGATCCTCCATGATGGACTGTGCGTTGGGGGCATCGTCCGGCAGGTCATCCGCCCAACTTTTTTGGTTGCCCTCGCCGTCCTCAACGGTGTAATCCAGAGAGAGGTTATCTCCGGCGGCTCGGAACTCACAGGCAAAGCAGTCGCCATCGCACATCCAGGTCTTAGACTTCGGACACATACACTGGCCGTGCGTCTGAGCTCGCTTGCGAGTTGCCCAAATATCACGATAGTAGGCATAATACTGCTCTTCAGTCACTTCCACCCATGTTTTGAGGCGGTGAATATAGACCTTGAACTCACGGGTTGGCTTTTGATTGACTTCTCTTTTCATAAAAAATTCCTCCATTTTCGGTAATTCCGAAACGGAGGAAGGTCAACGCCATTGCAAATGGGCACAAAAAGCAAACCGCAGTCCAAACGAATCTCTCCGCTTCGGATTGCAGCAACCCGCTCAATAGGCGCTGTGTTTATTAACTTGTCCGCCATTCACTGTTGAGCCATTGTAGATCAGACAATGCGATGGATAGCGGATGCGAAACGCCAAATTCATCTTTGCGATGATTTTTTTTGCGAACGCAAACACAAAATCAGCGAAAAGGGTTGAAATTTTCACAATTATGTGGTATAATGTAATTTACAATGGGAACTTGTCCGCTTGTCCTTTCGCAGAAACCGTCGTGTTTGCCGATTTCTGCTAATATTATATAAAAAAAGCCGCCCACCCATTTGACATGGGAGGACGTCATTGGACATAAATGTACAAATTAATTTTTGAGGAAGGAGCCGTTCTATGAATTTCAGCGATTTTGCAAAGATGCTGTATCCACACATCGGTAAGGGTCAGGAAATTCCTTCGTATGTTCTGTCTTTGATCGATATGGTCATGGAAGATCCTTCTAATGAGTTGGATATTACCGCCAGTGAAAATGATACCTACAACCCCTTATCTTCCTTAGCACAAATTTACTAAATAAGATCTATAACGGAGAGCGAAATATCAGTAAGAAAAACGCATCTATTATCTGCAATCATTTCTCAACGACCAAATTGGTGGATGCCATACACGTGCTGCCTTTTGATGCCCAAAGTCAGCTTTGCGCTTCTTTGGCAGAAAAGAGTGTCGTAACCACTGAAGACACTGTAGATGAGCGTTGTGCCGAAATTTGCACACAAATTTTACATAGTCTGGCAGCCGGGGTATCGGGTGTAAAGATAATTCCCGATACGCATGTTGCAGAGGCAGGCGAAAAGATGAAAGGTGTGCCGGTTGCTACGGCATACATCCAGGATGGGAAAGTACATATTGACGGTATCACAATTGAACTTCCGCAGCAGTTGCAGCCGCCAACAGATATTGCGCCGCATGAGCTGCCATATATCGAACAGCTTTTACGAGCCTATGCTGATGCGTTAAATAAGAATTTCATCTCCAGTAGCGAAGTGGATACGCTCCCAAAACGGTACCGCATTGATTTTGCCGATCAGCGAAAAGCATATTACAGTGCAGACAATGTACATCGCTCCGCAAGAGAAGTATTTGAAAATGGCGAATCTATGTTTCAAGACCTAAAAGATGATGCTTATGAGGGTATTAAGCCGACTTTCTGGAAGAACTATGAACACGGTTATGCCCGCTTGATTGCAGTTTTGGAGAAAATAACAAATACAACTTTGGATAAATCTGATTTATCAAAAGTTAGAGGACTTGTCAGTAATCTTGAGAAAAAAGGCGTTTGTCACATTCTTGTAAATGACGGTACGATTGAATCGTGGGTGTTCGATGATGAAACTGTTTAATAGCTCATTCGAGGTATCCTTGCGGGCGCTTCTGTTACTGTCGATAGCAGAGGGCGAAAACATGACACTTGATCGCATTGTTGCCTATGATTTCATTACAATCTACAGCAGGCATTTTGGTATTGAAAATACCAATCTTCATGGAGATAACGACTATGGGTTCAGTGAACTGTCTATTCGCCGGTCAGCTCTTCAGGAAGCATTAAAAACTCTGGTCTTAGATAGGCTTGTGAAAGCAGTTCGTCAAAGTGAGGGATTCTGTTATAAAATTACAGAAACAGGCTATGGATTTTGCAGTGGTCAGAAAACGGAATATGCCAACACTTATCGGAAGTTGGCCAAGGCCACGCATGAAAAATACGAAGCAGCTTCAGAGGTGGAACTTATGACTATGATCAGCCGGAAGTCCGCAGAGGCATTAAAGAGGTGACCCGAATGTCCAGTTTTTACATTAAAAGCATAACCGCACACGGCAGTGGGAAAAGTGATGCTATCGTTTCATTTAGTAATGGGCTTAACATTATTCAGGGCTATTCGGACACGGGAAAGACCTGTATTGTAAAATGTATTGATTTTATATTTGGTAGTTCGGAGAAACCGTTTGATAAAAGTACTGGATATTCCCGTGTTACTATGCAGATCGTCACGCCTAATGGTGAGATGGTTTTGAGACGCTCCATTGGCAAAAATCAAATTCAGGTTGAGAGCGACATCTCCTATATTGAAAATGGCACTTACGACATCGGGTATAAAAAGAATCAGAAGAATCCTGTGATCAATTCCGTTTGGCTTAAACTGCTGGGAATTGATGGTGAGCCGATGATCGTCAAAAACAGTGATTTTGAAAAGAAGCACCTGACCTGGCGCACCCTTTTGAATCTGATCTATATTAATGAGAATGATATTGGTAAATCCGAATCCATCATCGTGCCGGAGCAGTACACAGAGAAAACCTTGTTTTTATCTGCTTTGCTGTATCTGATCAGCGGTCGTGACTTCGCTGAGACGGACGCACAAACCAAAAAGGAGATTCGTGTTGCGCGCCGTAAAGCTGTCGAAGAGTATGTCAATAAGCAGCTCAGCGGAATTGCCGACCGCAAGAAAGCGCTTGCCGAGCAGATAGCTATATTTGCAGATGTAGATGTTGAGGACGAAATTGCACGCATCATCGCTGATATCGAGGTGACAGATGCGGCAATCACACAAGCTGTGAATGACAGTAAGGAACTCCTCGGTCAAATCATGGCCGTTGAAGAAAAAGCCACAGAGTGCGCTGTGCTGCTGTCGCGCTATAAAGCATTGAAAAGCCAGTATACCGGGGATATCAGACGGCTCACATTTATCGTTGAAGGAGAAGTTGAATATCAGAATGTCCCTCACAGTGCAAAGTGTCCTTTCTGCGATGGTAAAATGCCTGTGCATGACCGAACCTCCTATATCGACGCCTCTCGCGCCGAGCTTACCAGAATTATTGCACAGTTAAATGGCCTGGGTGAAACGGAAACAGATGTACAAAAGGAACAAGCTGATATCGAAGCGGAGTTGACAGCACTTTGCGCCAAGCGGACGGACATAGAAATGCTTATTAGTGAGCAGCTTCGTCCCAAAGCGGATGCACTGCAGGACACGCTGAAAAACTATCGTGCGTATATCCGTCTGAAACATGAAATGGATGTAATCGACTCGTTCTCTGATAGCTGGACAACGGATCTGCGAGAACTCCCAGAGGAAGGCGATAACACGCTCAAGTATCATCCCAAGGAGTATTTTGATAATGCGTTTCTTGCTACTATGGACGCTTATGCCAAGAGCATCCTCGAAGAGTGCAACTATGAGAATCTGACCTCTGCGCGATTCAATTTAACTGACTTTGATATTGAAGTGAATGGTGGCAAAAAATCCACCAACCACGGAAAGGGATACCGTGCGTTTCTTAACACGGTTGTGGCCCTCATGTTCAGGCGGTATCTGGCGAAGGATGCAAAGTATAACCCCGGTCTGCTTATCGTCGATACTCCGCTCTTAGGCCTCGACCAAGGCGTGGATGATGCTGCGCCGGAAAGCATGAGAACGGCTCTGTTTAAGTATTTCATGAATAACCAGACCGAGGGACAGATGATCGTGGTTGAGAACCTTGACCATATCCCCGATTTAGATTATACAACCTCTGGGGCAACCGTCATTACTTTTACCAAAGGTCGTTTTGAAGGAAGATATGGATTCCTTAACGACGTATATTAATAAGCAAAGACTTTAGGAGGAAATGAAATGTATATCAGTTACAACAAACTGTGGAAGTTGCTGATAGACCGAAATATGAACAAGCAGACATTAAAAGCTGCTGCCGGTGTGAGTTCTGCTTCTATTGCAAAACTCGGCAAGGGCGATAATATCACAACCGATGTCTTACTTAAAATTTGTACGGCATTAAATTGTGACATAACCGACATCATGGAACTAATGCCCGGCGAAAATCCTAACTACGCTGAGAGCAAATGAGAGGTACTATATGAAATCGATAGAACTATTCAGCGGAACAGGTGGCCTTGCCCTCGGGCTGCAACAGGCAGGTTTTGATCACGAAGCCCTTTTCGAGTGGGACAAAGACTCCTGCGAAAATATCAAATGTAACATCTCCAACGGCTATCCCGACATAAAGGATTGGTCTGTATTCCAGACTGATGTACGCACCGTAAGTTACGATGGCTATATGGGCAAAATTCAGCTTGTAGCCGGGGGACCTCCTTGCCAGCCGTTCTCTCTGGGAGGTAAGCACAAAGCATATAACGATAAACGTGATATGTTCCCAGAGGCAGTGAGAGCTGTCCGTGAAACACAGCCCCAGGCATTCATCTTTGAAAATGTAAAAGGGCTCCTTAGAAAGTCCTTCAGTTCCTATTTCAACTATATCCTTTTGCAACTTCAACACCCGGAAGTCGTAAAGAAGGATAATCTGACCTGGGAAGAACACCTGGCACTGTTGGAGCGGCACCATACTTCCGGGCGTGATGAGGGGCTTTCCTATAATGTAGTATTCCGCTTACTGAATGCCGCCGACTATGGAGTTCCGCAGTCTCGTCATCGTGTTATCATTGTCGGCTTCAGAAGCGACTTTGATGCAAGCTGGACTTTCCCGGCTGCGACTCATTCTCAGGAGGCTCTTCTTTACTCCAAGTGGGTGACCGGCGAGTATTGGGAGGAACACAGCATGAAGTGCCCTTCTGAAATGCCGTTGTCCGCACAACAATTGCGCTCTATCCGCCATGCGATTGAAGCAACCGATACTCCTCTGTTAAGATGGCAGACCGTTCGCGATGCCATTGGTGATCTACCAGATCCCACCGATATCGGTCGAGCATCACTGTTCAACAACCATGAATTCCGTGACGGTGCCAGAGCGTATGCGGGGCATTCCGGCAGTAAGCTGGACGAGCCGTCTAAGACCATTAAAGCAGGAGCTCACGGTGTGCCTGGTGGTGAAAATATGGTCGTACTTGATGACAGTAGTGTCCGCTACTACACCGTCCGCGAAAGCGCAAGAATCCAGACCTTCCCGGATGACTATTTATTCAGTGCATCCTGGACGGAAAGCATGAGACAGATTGGAAATGCTGTGCCCGTCAAACTGGCAAAGGCTGTAGGCAATTCCGTAATTACACAGATGAAAGGACTGGTAAACAATAATGGCTAAGAAAGCTGACTACCCGGTATTTGAACCTTTTAATCCTCTAGATAAGAGACACTTGGGTGCCAGTGTTGCAAATGCACTATTAGAGTCCGACATCTATCTGCTGCCGCCGGAGCCATTCATTGGTGCTGGAGTGTATGCACTTTATTATGTTGGGGATTTTCCCGCATATGAGGCACTTGCAGAAGTTAACCGCAACAACCAGTTTGCCTGCCCCATTTATGTAGGCAAAGCAGTACCCGATGGTGCGAGAAAAGGTGGACAGGGTGACGACGTCGACCCTGGAACTGCACTCTACAAGCGACTCAATGACCATGCAAAATCTGTGGATGCCGCCACGAACCTCCGCCTTGAAGACTTCTATTGCCAGTTCCTGTCCGTCGATGATATTTGGATTCCGCTGACGGAGTCTTTGCTGATCGAGCGGTTCAAGCCTGTTTGGAATCGGGTTCTTGATGGTTTTGGCAACCACGATCCTGGCAAAGGTCGTCACAGCGGTAAGATGCCTTTCTGGGATTGCTTGCACCCTGGTCGTGCCTGGGCAGAACGGCTTCAGCCCTGTGCGTTTACCACTGAAGAACTGGAACAGCGAGTGAGGGAATACTTAAGCGAGGCTCTACTGTAAAAGCATATGCATTTTTCTTTCTGAAGAGGTATAAGTACCCACAGAGCAGTATGTAGATGCAATCATCGCTGTTATCAAGCCAGTGTGAATTGAGGACAGACACCAAGCAGATACATTGATCAATAAGCCCTAAGGCGATTATTATTTTTTGGGGAGGACATACTCA